GTGGCTCATCCGGCTCAAGTGGATCTTCAGGAAGTTCAGGATCTGCTGGTACAAGTGGTAGTTCGGGATCTTCAGGATCAAGTGGTTCTTCAGGTAGCTCAGGAACATCTGGATCAAGTGGCTCATCCGGTTTAAGTGGATCATCAGGAACAAGTGGATCATCAGGAACAAGTGGATCATCCGGAACTCGTGGAACCTCAGGTAGTTCAGGTTCAAGTGGATCGTCAGGCTCTAGTGGATCTTCAGGTTCTAGTGGATCTTCAGGATCAAGTGGAACTTCCGGATCAAGTGGATCATCGGGATTAAATGGATCAAGTGGAACATCTGGTTTAAGTGGTGTTAATGGTACATCAGGATCAAGTGGTTCTTCAGGATCATCAGGAACATCAGGAACACAAGGTGTTCAAGGTAATAGTGCCGGTTTGCGTTATAACTTTAGTACAACAATAACAGATGTTGATCCAGGTGCGGGTGTTTTTAAATATAACAACGCAACAGTTGGATCGGTAACTCAAATTTTTATTGATATACAAGATGTTAGTAGTACTGATATTAGTGCATTCATTGATACTTGGGATGATTCAAATTCTGTCGTAAAAGGTTATATTCTGATTGATTCAAATGCAAATTTAGATGCAACTTTTACAAAGTTCCAATTGAATAGTATTACAACCGTAGCCGGATATCGTAAATTAAATGTTACTTATTTAAGTGGAACGATTCCGTCGAATTCCGAAGAATGTGTTATTTCGTTTTATAGAACAGGTGATGGTGGAACATCAGGATCAAGTGGAACAAGTGGTGTTTCAGGAGCTTCTGGTACTTCAGGATTTGCAGGATCAAGTGGAACAAGTGGTTCATCAGGAACTCGTGGTACGTCAGGTAGTTCAGGATCAAGTGGAACAAGTGGCTCAAGTGGCTCAAGTGGTGTTTCAGGAGCTTCTGGTTCATCAGGTTATAGTGGTATTGATGGTACAGACTCTTCTAATAGTGGTAGATGGAGAAATGTTGGCACTACTCTATTAGCACCAGGTTCTGGTAGTGGCGGATTTACATCAGATTCTGCTGTTATAAATAGTATAACTCAAATTTGGATAGACAATACATCAGCCACTAATGTTGCTTATGCTAGCTGGCACTTGGCTATACAGACTATTATTAATTCTGGTAGACAAGCTTATTTACAATTACATGAATTTGGTAACTCAAGTACTCTCGGTATATGGTCAATAACAAGTGTATCATCTAACGGTACTTACTACGTTTATGTATTAAATTCTCCTCCAATAGCTCAGAATGGTAATATAACAGTAAATGGTATTTATACTATATCTTGGGTCGCTGATGGTGCTTCTGGAACTTTAGGAACATCGGGAAGTTCAGGATCTTCGGGAACAAGCGGTACAGGATTTAATGCTATTCAAAATCCTGGTACTAATAGAATTTTATCAGCATCTGGTTCTTCAACAAATCAAGCATATGCTTGGAGTAATTTAACATATGATGGTAATATTTTAACTAATCTTGCTAATTTCCCTCAGATTATAAATGGTTATCAAGGTTTATCGGCCGCTGGATGGTTAACTTATCCAGGTGTTCAAGCTACTTTTGATAGTTTCATTGTAAACGCATCAGAAACGGATTTTGTTGGATTTGCAAGTAAAGTATTTCCGGGTAATGATAATAACATACCATCTATTATATTTGGTGATAATACTGGTGACTTTGGTTTAAATTTCACATGGATTGAATATACGAGTGGATCTAGCTTTAGTACTACTGATTTAATGAATCTGTCATCAGATGGTAAATTATCTTTATATGCCACTCCGTCATTTACTAATACTACAACTACAAAATATTTAACAAGAGTTGACGGTACTGGTGAGATTATGTTTTCTACGGCGTCTGTTGGTGGTGGTGGTTTAAGTGGTGGTGTTACTAACTCTGTTGCAGTTTGGGACACAACTACATCAATAACTTCTGGTTCTATTCAAAATGATTATATTTCCGGTCGTGTTTCTATTGGTGGTGGTACTCCTGGTTCTTTAGGTGGATATATCTTAGAAGTGACAGGTGATATTTTTGCAACAGGTAATATTATAGCCTTCTCTGATGAATCTGTAAAAGATAATGTTAATACAATTACTAATTCACTTGATAAAGTAAAATTAATGAGAGGTGTTACCTTCACTAGAAATGACGAAGATGATAAAGAAAGAGTATATGCTGGGGTTATCGCTCAAGAAATGGAGAAAGCTTTCCCTGAGGTTGTATTTGATAATAACAATGGTACAAAATCGGTGGCTTATCCAAACATTGTATCTGTATTGATAGAAGCTATTAAAGAACAACAAATTCAAATAGACCAATTGAAAGAAGAGATTAAGAATCTAAAGAAATAAAAAAAGACCCGTTTATAATCTAACGGGTCTTTTTATTTTAAACAATTTAATTTACGGTGTCGCTACTCCTCTTTTTGAGACAACAATAGAAGCCATTTCATTTGCCCAAACAATAGATGATTTTATATCACCAGTTTCTATGTATTTTAGAATAAATGATGATGTAAAGGTATCACCTGCACCACTAACATCTATAGTTTCTTGTGGATTCGAACTAGGATATAACTCATTATTGAACTTAGTTCCCTTACTTCCTAAAGTAATTAATATATTTTTACATTCTAACAGTTCCGAATTCTGTAAAGATTCTTTTTCATTCAATTTTACAAATGTGTAACTATTTACAATCTCTTTACTTAACTTCCTCTTGGAATCTAATATAGATATCTTTGAGTTTCTACCTATTGATAATATATCTTCATTAGTCATAAATCCTTTATCATAATCACTTACAATAACAATATCAAAATGAACTAACTCCTTCATTCTTTCATCAATCAATTCTACTTTAGATATGTTTGTTTCACCTTCATCTAATCTAAGAAACATATGATTACTTTTTTTTTCAACAAATCTTGTTTTTGTGATAATTTCATCTTGATACCAATGTGTTACCAAACTATCACTTTTCATAGCTAAAATGTTTCTAACAACATTTCCAGCCATTCCATCATTTTCAACTATTTCAATAGGGTTTAAAACAGGCACCGGTGCTTCTGGGCTAAATCTAGAAACGTCACAATACATGAATCTATCTATACACTTTTCTCCTATTACTAAAATCTTAATCATTTATTTTCTATAATTTTTGTAGATGAGTAACCATCTATTTTATCAAAGAATATAACTTCTTTAACTAAATGAGAGCCTATTACATTTTTATTATTATAGTCATTTCCTACTATGATAATATCAGCGTTCCATTCTTTTATTCTATCACAAAGTTCTTCATCTGTTGAGAAACTAACCGAATTATTTACATATTTAATAGAATTCATAAAATCAATTCTATCATTAATATTATTTATAGGTCTTAATTTACCTTTGAACTGTTTAACTCTTTCATCTGTGTCTATACCAACTCTTATCTCACCAAATTGACTGGCAAATTCTAATAGTTTGATGTGACCTATGTGTAAAACATCAAAGGTTCCATTAACCCAAACTTTTACTTCTGTGAATCGCCTTTCCATACTCTATACGAATCTGAATCTGAGTGTGTTGTTGATACTTCAAAGATAACTCCATCAGTTAAAGCTTCTAACTGATGAGGTTGACCAGGTCTTTGTCTTACTGTATCACCTTCAATTAATTTTTGTTCTATAACATCGGCAGTTTCAGTGTCTATCCAACGATATAAGAATTCGCCTTTATCAACATACCAAGTTTCATCTTTAATCATATGATAGTGCATTGAAAACTTAGCACCTTTATTAAAACAAAGTAACTTACCGCAATAAAGTTCATTGTTTTCTATAATAACTTCTTTGCCCCAACCTTTTGGAACACAACATCCTTCTGTATGAAGTGCGTTTATAACAATTGGTTTATCCATTTATAATTTGATTAATTTTTTCAACCACCATAGATGAGGTGATTTGTTTAGTGCATTCAAATTGTCTTTCTGTGTTTTGATGGTCTGGGCACCAATTCCAATCACTAGCATTTAATCTGTGTCTATTAAAACATCCATTACAAACACTTTTATTTATAACTCTATAGGTATTTGATACAGTTTCACTTTGTTCTTCACTGAAGCCAGATATGAGTACAGTTGGTAGACCAATTGTCCAAGATAACCAGCTTAAACCAGAACCTAAACCAACAAAGAACTCACAAGAAGCCATTTCTTCTATTAACCTTTCAATTGATCCAGCCTCAAATTTAGTTATACCTTTTGGATGAAAATTACCCATATAACCATCATTTTCCTTTGAATAAAGAACAACTTCATATCCAAGAGAGTTTAGATAGTCAACTGTTTCTTGCCAGCCATTTGGATTATTCCAATATTTAGCTTGACAAGTAGAGTGCATTCCAATTCCAACTTTCTTTTTCTTTTCTACTTTAGGTATATTCAATAAAGCTCTAGTTTCTTTATATTCTAAACCTAAAATATCTGATGCTGTTTTTTGTAAAGGTTCTTTTCTAAAATCATTTGGATTTTTAGCAACATCAAATTCACCATCTTTATAGAACCATCCTATTTTATACATGGCGTAAATATTATTTACCACTGTTCCAGGTTCTATAAATTCAATATCTGGATAACTTTCTCTAAAAAGATTATTCATAAAACTAGAAACTATTAGTTCACAACTATGTTTATCTTTAAATTCTCTAATAAAAGGTATCCAAGCCAAAGTGTCACCCAATGAACTACTTTCAAGTACAACAAAAACTCTTTTATCTTTTAAGTTTAAGGTTTGGTCATAGATTAAATAATTATTTTCCCAAATTTTAGTATTCCATTTTGTGAAATATTCTCTGTTTAATCTAGTCCAATGATTTATTGGTAGTGTATTTGAATAATGACACTTTCCAACCTCATCATAGAATTCAATTTTGAAACTACTTTCAGAGGTTCCATTTATTTCTAAATAAGGATTATTGATAAAGTGTTGAGTAATTACCGGTTTAGGTATGAATCTAGTTTGTTCTATAACAGGCATTCTGTTAACTTTTTTGTAAAAATTAGAATAATCGTTTTTAAAAGACTCTAATTGGTCTTCAACTACATATTTTCTATCTGAATAAAGTAAAGCTATTAATTTATATTTGGTTGAAGATATATCACCATTTATTTCTGTTATATAAGGAGTAAACATATCCATATATTGTTCAAGATTTCTTGATAGAATCTTTAAGCCATATGAAGCGGCTTCTCTTAAAACTAAAGGATTGCATTCCCAAGTAGAGTTGAACATGAATAAGTCTGCTGCTTTCATGAATATATCTACATCAGATCTTTCATCCCAAACTGTTACATTTGATGGTAAATTTTCCATAACAGGTCCCCAATAATCTTCAAAGTTTGGAGCTTGATTTCCAATAAAATGAAATTGAATTTCCGGATTTGATTCTTCTAAAGATTTAGCAACTTCTACACCTTCTTTTTGATTTTTACCAGAAGTCCATAAACCAACATTAATAACATGCTTTTTATTAAGATCCATTCCTAGTGATAACTTAGCTTCTAACTTTTCCTCATCTGTTGGAACTTTATTCTCTATAGGAAATTGAAGAACTTCGCTATATGATGGCATCATATTAAATGTTTTTGATTTATGCCAAGGTGTGCAAAAAGCGTAACCATCTGGATTAAATCTTTTAGATGTTGATGGATTGAACCAAACATTATGACAAGTCTCAACCATCTTCCATGTTCTGTTATTGTCGTATAATTCGTTTAACATAACATCTGGTACTTTATTTGAATGATCGAATCCTTCTAAAATCTCGTCCGCATGTACAATATCTATTTTATTATTTCGAATGATATCCATTAAAATAGATTTATCTTCGTATAATGTGGTAAAGTTTTCAGGTTTTATTATTCTTTTGATTTCATTCTTTTGAACCACATAAGCCCATCCGCCAATATCCGCATATTCTACTACGAACAACTCAAAGTCTTCATTATCAATTAAAGCTTGTATTCTTTTTAAAAGGAATGAGGGCATTCCGCCTGTAGAAAGATGTGGTGCTAAAAACAATATCTTTATTTTTTCTTGCATATTTATAGTTATATTTTTTCTTATAGATTATATTAAAAATAAGAATAAAGTTATGACCTATAATTAAAAAGTGCCTATAGAATTTAATATATACAATATGAAACTTGTAAAATATTTTGAATTCAATCAACAAGACCTAGAAGCGTCTAAGTCATTTCGAGTTAAAGACGAGCTTAATCCTAAAATATGGGATGATTTTAAGATTGATGATGAGGTTAGAGAAGATTTATTAAAAATCGCTCAAGACTTTTATGCTTCTACTGATTTAGAAGCCGACGTTGAAGATATTGTTTTAACTGGTTCTTTGGCTAATTACAATTGGTCTGAAAAATACTCAGATTATGACTTACATATTCTAATAGATTTTACTAATGTAAATGATGCTGTTGAATTAGTTAAAAAGTATGTTGATAGTGCTAAGTCTGTTTGGAATAAAGAACATGATATTAAGATAAAGGGCTATGAGGTTGAAGTTTATATTCAAGATGTGTCGGAACCTCATAAATCAACAGGTGTTTTTTCTTTATTGAATAACAAATGGAATGTTAAACCTGAGGAGTTTGATTTTGAACCAGATGAAGATATGATTGCTGAGAAAGGTAAATCAGTTATGATGATGGTTGATGATTTAGAAGAACAAGTAGATGAAGATAAATATGATACTTTCATTGAAAAAGTTCAAAAAGTTTGGGAAAAGGTTAAAAACTATAGAAAAAGTGGCTTAGAATCTGAAGGTGGTGAGTTGTCAATGGGTAATTTAGTATTTAAGTTTCTTAGAAGAAATGGATATGTTGGTAAAATAATCGACCTTAAAAGAAAATCATACGATAATCAATTTAAATAATATGGAAATTAAAATATCAGAAATAGAACAAGTATTCAAAGATATCTTTGTTGAAGAAGAAGGTGTAGTAAACACAGTTGAATCTGTATATGAGATGTCAAGAGATGAAGACTTCTATAAATTAGTTATTTCAATACATGGTTTATCAACACAAGATACATCTATTATACACACTAAATTCATTTTTAAGACGGATTTAGATAAAAGACATATAGTTGACAACTCTTTTATTTACTTATATGATATCAACTGTGTTTATCATAAGATTGAATTTACAAATGTGGTTGACATGAAGAAAAAAATAGAAGATATAATTGAGTCTAAAAACTTTGGCGAGGATTTGCAAATTCTTTCCGACTTTATTGAAGCACCTTCGATGTTCTTAAACTACTATATGAGAAGATCTAATATTACTGATTATTCAATATTTGATGTTGAATATGAGCCTAAGTTCAAAACAACTCCTTGTGATAAAACAACATTTGATTTTAAGATTAACATTAATAATAATTATCATATGGATATGTCTATTCATAAAATAGACAAAATAGACGAAGAAGAGTTAGATACATATAAGTTTCAATTTAAATTCATGGATGAAATTGAAACCTTTGAAACAGATACAATTAAAAACGTTCACTTCTTTATTGGTGACCATATTGCTAAAATTTTAGATAGAAAATTAAAGAATAAATAATGAGATTAAAATACTTTGAAAATTTTGTTAATTATCTAAATGAATCTACCGAAGATGTAACCGATTTAACTAAAGAAGAGTTGGATGAGTTACTTATTCCTATTACAGATTTAGGTGTTCAATATACATTTTCACCACCAAGAGTTATTACCGATGGTGAGTTTTCTGGTTATAAATCAATGAATATAGTTTTTAGAAACTCTTTTCAACTAGGGCCATCTGGTGGATATACTGACCAAATTATTGATGAGAAATTTTGGGATTTCTTAGATGAGTTAATAGCTCTTAAAAATCGTTTAGAAAGTGCTAAAGTTTCTATTGGTACCAATTGGAGACATTACATAATTGTTACTTTTATACAAAAATCTAAAGTTGAAGGTGATTTATTTACAATTCAAAAACTTTACAATGAAATGTCTGTTAGAACAAATGCTTCAAAGAGTGATTTTACAAATAATATGACTAAGAATTTAGATAAAGAAAATTTAAAAATCACTGTCAGATGTAATGGTGGTTTTGGATCCTCTGATTACACAGATAGAAAATGGAATGGTCTTTTTAGAGGCATAGATTTTTCTAGATTTAATGTAGAAAAAGAAATTACTGAAGATAGATTTGGTGGTAAATCAGCTGTTGTTACAATTACTCTTAAAAGTGAATCATAACATTTAATATATATGTTAATAAAAATATTATAGTAAAATGTCTCACATATTATTAAAACAAGTACCAAATTCGGTAATTACGACTCCAGCATCAACATATGTTAAATTCTTTAGTAATTTTAATGATGGTGGTATTTTATATTATATGGATGATTCAGGTAATTCTTTGCCTGTGGGTGCTGGTTCAACTTATATTCCAGTTACTGAGATAACATATTCTGCTTTATATGCCTTAAAGACGGCTAATGGATTTGCAACAGCTTCGTATTATTTAATTACTGATTTTGACTCTGTTTACGATCAACCAGATTTTTACTGTGATGGTACCCCTAAAACATTTGTTGATAACAAAGGTAGACCTAGTGGTTGGGGTTATCAGCCAATTTTAGTATTAGCTACTTCAAAAAATAGTTTATCTCCGGATGCTTATCAACCATCAATTCCATCAGGTGGTTATTTAGGATTTCCTAAAGATAAAATTAAGTACGATATTACTTGGAATAGAACAGAGCTTAATAGGAGTGCTAAAGGTAGAATAACTGAAAGAATAGACGAGTTTGGAAATAGAACAGACTATGACCACAGAACAATAAGATTTAAAAGATATCAAAATCATGTAAAGAATGTTCAACTTATAGGTGTTATTACAGATTATAATTGTACAAATGGTGTTGTTACAGGATTTGGTTCCTCGTTTAATTTAGAGCTTACTATTGGTGATATTATAATAATAGACTCTAAATCTGACTTGGGTTATGACATTGGACTTAAAGTAGATAGTATTGCTTCTGATAGTTCATTTACTGCGGTTGTTGATAGTTTATATACAGGTTCTATTCCTTCTTCAGTTGCATTACTTAGTGGTGGTTTTATCACTGCACAAGACTATAGTTTTTCTGGTAAAAATTATGATTTTTACTCAACTACTGCTACTGGTGATTATAACCAATATAAAGAAATTTATTTTGGACAAGGAGATGAGCTTGCTATCGCCAATGAATATGATAAAGAGATTTACACATTCCAGGCATCAAGTGTTAATAATAAGATTGGTAATTACTCTCAGGTTTATTTAGCTATCACTAATAATGTATTTATATTACCTAATAATGTTTTTGGTACTTCATGTAAGAATAATACAATATTAGATAACTTCTATAATAATCATATTGTTGATAACTTTTTTGATAATAGTATCGGTTATAACTTTAGTAAGAATTTGATTGGAAATAATTTCTCTAGAAATACTACAGTTGATACTTTCTCTTCTAATTTAATTGGTAATAACTTTAATTGGAATATAATACAAACAGGTGTTTCTAGTTATGATTTCACGTCAGCTACTCATGTTTATGGTAACTATAACTGTTTCATGTTCTCTAATTCTTTAGGATTTGTTAGATTGTCTTATTACAACTCTTCTGATGTATTAGTTGTGACTGATGTTGATGCTTAATCGTTCATAAAAGAAATAACAGTATCTAAGTTTTCTCTGTTAAATCCGTCTAATGGCTTTCCGCCCACTTTTAAATAATCACTATAAATGTTATTATATTCATCTATTGTATAGAATCTATTATCTAATTCTGATAATATCACATTTGTATCATGAAAGGTAACAGTTTTATTCTGTAGTCCTGTTTCGCCATATGCTGGTCCTACAGGACCTACTAGTTCAGTACCAGATATTTCTTCGTTAAACTGTTTGAATGATTTAATCATTTTTTTGCTTCTATTTTTTCAAAATATTCATCTTGTTCTTCTAGTGAATATTCTCTTTTCTTTGTATTATATATTAAATTATAAAGAAACCTATCATGTAATTTATGATGTTCATCGTGAATCATAGTTATTTTACAAGTTTCTTCCTCAAAATTGTTTTCGATTTTAACTATTTCCATACCAAATTTACCATTTCTATCGTGTAAGTTACAGATAACTTTAACTTTACTTTCAATAAGTTCTAAAATTTTAGAAAAAGTAGTATTTTTAGAAAGATATAAATAATCTTTCATATCTTCCTTCTTTGTAGCTTGGTACAACTCTAGGAAATCATGTTCTCTTTTAGTTAAAGTTTTCTTTTTAGAAACTTTAACTCTTATCTTATTTAGTTCCATATCTTTAACAGATTCGTTTAATAAATAATATTTTATAAACCTTTCAATTTTCTTCATACAAATATACTACTTTATTGTTTTATATATTAAGAAGTATTTGTTTATTTTATATATACATTGTAAAATTACATTAAATAGATGGATAAGAAATTACTTGATGCTTTAAATAATTTATCTGTAGCTCTTGGAGATATAGCACAAGCACTTGCTGATAAAGGCGAGTCAAGTTCTGCTACTACAAAAGCTTTACAAGGTGGTGATTTCATAACTGAAATAAAAGAAATTAATGAAGGCGTAAAGGCTTTGCAAAAAGATACTAAAGAAATTTTAGCAAATCAGCAAACAATTATGAAGATGGCTGAGACAAAGGGTAAAGAGTCTAAAACATCGGATGTTGAAAATTTAGGTAAGGATAAAAAATCACAAAATGCTTTCAAAGAAGGTATTGGTGTTATATTACTTATCGCAGTTGCTGTATTAGCTTTAGGTGTCGCTTTCAACATAGTTGGTAAAGTTAATTTTCTTTCGGTCATTGCATTGGCTTTGGCGCTTCCTTTACTTGCTATAGGATTTTCTAAAGTTTTAACTACATTAAAAACAGTTGGATTTAATCCTAAAGAAGATGGTAAAAATTTCCTTATTGCTATTGGTGTTATTGCTCTTTCTATAACAATGGCATCTTGGATATTGGGTATGATAATTCCTTTATCATTTACTAAAGCAATGACTGCTGCATTTATTGCGGTTACATTTGCTTTATTAGCTCCTTCAATGAAGAAGTTTATGATGGCATTTAAAGGTATGTCTTGGATGGAAATATTAAAATCTTCAGTTGCGATGGTCATAATATTACCAGCCTTAGCTTTGGGTATAGCTTTTGCTTCCTGGGCATTTCAACTTATAAAACCAATAGGGTTTGCGCAGTTTCTTACAGCGGCTGGAATTTCAATAGTTTTTGTTGTGATTTCTTATGGTCTTAGAAAGATGTTGAAGTCTTTTGAGGGTATGAATATGGCGACTGTTGCTAAAAGTGTTTTATTTCTTCCTTTAGTTCTTCCAGCTGTTGCTTTAGGTATAGCTTTGGCTTCTTATGCTTTGCAATTAGTAAAACCAGTTGGATTTATACAGATGCTTACTGCAATTGGTATTTCAATAGCTTTTACAGTTATTGCTTATGGATTAAATAAGATGTTAACAGCTTTCAAAGACGTTAGTCCAGGACAAGCAATTGCTGCTGCTATAATGTTGCCTATATTGTTTGTTGCTATATCATATGCTATTGCTTATTCATCTGTTGCTTTTTCTAAAATAGTTCCTATTAAGTTCAGTCAGTTTTTAACAGCTATTGGTATTGCCGCAGTTTTTGTTGTTATATCATTTGGTTTGAAGTTAATGGCTAATGCTATATCTCAGTTAAAATGGAAAGATGTTTTATTGATTCCAGCTTTATTTACAGTAATGTCTTTAGCAATAACAGTATCATCATTTATATTAGCTAAGGCGACTACTATTCCTTTTGGAAAATTAATGTCTATTCTTGGATTTAGCATTGTTTTATCCGCCGCTGTTATTGTTATTGGTGGTGCTATCTTCGTTTTAAATAAAATGGGTGTATCTATTCCAAGTGCAATTAAGGGAGGTATAGTTATTGTTGTTTTAGCGGCAGTTATTATGGCTTCTTCGTTAATTTTAAATGTTGGTAAGTATAAAAATTATCCAAGTTGGAAATGGGCACTTGGTGTTGCTCTTAGCTTAGGAGCTTTTGGTTTAGGAGCAGTTCTTTTAGGAACACAAGTTGCTAATCCATTCTTCTACGCTGGTCTTGGTCTTATTTTAGTTGTTGCGGCTTCAATAGTTGCTACTTCATATATTTTAGCTGAAGGTAGTTACAAAAAATATCCTACGGTCAGTTGGGCACTTGGTGTTGGTTTGGCAATGGGTGCTTTTGGCTTAGGAGCTGTTCTTTTAGGTACTCAAGTTTTCAATCCATTCTTCTATGCTGGTTTAGGAATGATTCTTGTTGTTGCTGCTACAATACTAGCCACATCTTTAATATTTGCTAAGGGTAATTTTGATGTTAAGAAGTTTCCATCAATGACTTGGGTGTTAGCCGCAACTGGTATTATATTAGGTATGGGTCTTATTGCTGCTGGTTTGGCTATTATATCACCTCTTATCATAATAGGAAGTATTGCCATATTGGCTGTTGCTGCTACTATTTTTGCAGTTGATAAAGTATTTCAGAAAGGCACGTTTAAGAAATATCCATCAACTGGTTGGTTAAAGGGTGCTATGGCTGTTGTGAAAAAAGTTGGAGATATTGCCGTAGACCTTTCAATAAAACTACCTTTAATTATATTAGGTGTTATTTCTATTGCTGCTGTTGCTGCAAGTATTTTAGTAGTTGATAAGATATTCCAGAAAGGTAAATTTATTAAATATCCACCGGTTTCTTGGGTTAATGGTACTACTTTAGCTTTAACTAAATGGACTAAATTAATGGATAGTATTTCATTTGGTAGTGTAGTTGGTGGTGGTATAGCAGACTTTTTTGGTGGTGGTTTAGGCGATGTTGCTGAATCTATAGTTAGTGTTGCCAAGATATTATCAAAAGCAGGAAATGCCTGGAAAAGTTATCCTACAGGAGCTTGGGTTGATGGTGTGTCAAGTGCATTAACTAAATTTAGTAAATTATCAGAAAAATTAGACTTCGGTAGTGATAAAGCTGTTATTAAGGCAGCAAATGGTCTTACAAAAATAGCAACTGCTTATGATAAATTAGCAAAAGCGGTGAAAAGCTTTACAGCGGCTATTAATACATTGGATGTTAAAAAAATAGAATCGTTTAAGTCAATTACTGGTGTTTTAACCAATACATCATTATCGGGTAAAAAAGGCAGTGATAAAGGTTTATTTGATTCTTTATTAAAAGTAAAGAACGATTTAAAAAATCCGATTGCTGTAAAATCTAAATCGGGAGCCGTATCTCAATCTTCAGCAGTTATACCTCAAGCAAAAGATAGTAAAGGGCAAACACAACTAATGAAACTTGATATAGTCATATCTTTATTAAAAGAAATGAATAAAACTGCGAAAAGTATTGACGAACATATTCAAAATCCTAAGGCTAAGAAAAATGAAGATATAGGAGCTAAAGGTGATGATTAAACATTTTAAATAAATATTATATAATTTATATGGCTAATAAAATTTCATTTCTAAAAAAACTAAAAATTTTTAGAGATTTCAAAAAAGTTTTGAAATTAAATAAAACCGAATTACAAGAAGTGTTTGGTGCGAGAGTTGATAATGCTTATAGAATTTATAATGTTATTAATATTCCGGTTGAAGAAATAGGTGAACCTTATAATTTAAGAAAGTCTGATATTGATTTAATTGCTGAAAAATCAGTTAGAGATTATTCTTCAGATATTTCTAAATATTTAGATTCAAAGGGTTTACAAGAAATGTATGATTTCTATGAAATTAAAAAAGTAGATAAATATTCATACCTAATAGTTATTGGATTTTCACTACCTAATGATCCATTCAGAAGTAATATGTATTATGATAGATTATACTATAGAGTTTTTCCGGTAGTTTCTATTGTGTCTTTAATTTTGTTACTAATTTTCCTTCTTTAACTAAACTTTTACCACTACAGAACTTATAAATAAAAATATAAATTCTAAAATAACATGGATAAATTTTATGAGGTATCAGAAGACGCAATCGCAAGATTTTATGAAGTCTTCAACAAAAAAACTTTCCCAGTAGCTATCGGCTTCCAGTTTATTGGATGTGAAAAACAAAAAGAGCTAATCAAAATTTCAAAGATTGCTGACCAATACGCATTTCTTCTTAAAAAAGAAATTTTAATTTCTATTAATGATGACTTAATGAGTGTTTTTGACGATGAGTCAATTACAATCTTAATTGAACAAGAGATTGATAAAGTAACAATGAATATTGAAACTGGAAAAATCAAATTAATCAGAACTGACTTAAATACTTTCTCGGCTATTGTAAATAAATATGGTGTTGAAAAAGTAGCTCGTGCTAATAAGGTTGAAGAACTTTATAATGAGCAAAAGAAAGACGGTAAAGCTGACGAAGAATTTATAGCTTAAAAATAAAAAATAAAATATTAATATGGAAAATAACATTGAAACAAGAGTAGTTAAACCATCTGTATCATTTTTTGAAAATGAATTAAATAATTTAATTATAAGTTTTCAAGAAGAATCTAACTTAGATTCTAAAATCAAAGATATTGAGGATTATATGAAAAATAACTCAGGTAAAGGAAAAACTGAGCAAGAAAAAGACGAATTATACCAAAATGCTCAAAAATTATGGCATGGTTATTCATCAGCTCTTAAAACTGCTAAGTATAACTTTTACTTGAATAGACCTCAACATAAATTTTTAACTGATTTAATTCTTACTAAAATGGAATATGATGTTAACACTGTATTCTTTGCTATTGAATTAACTGATATGATTGGTGGTATGAAAGGTGCTAAATATACTGATGACCAATCTTTAGTTTCTTTTGATGTAAATGCAACTGAAATTACTTACATTTATCACTTAATCTCTAAACATAAAGTAAAAGGTTTATCTAAAGATGCTTATACTTTCTCTCAAATTCTTTATAGAATTGGTAGTATTAGTAAAATCATTAACTTTTATGACGCTACTCATAAAAATCTTTCAACTGATATTCAAAATTGGGTTCTTACATTTGAAGATGGTGTTGAAGTAGATTCTGCTCCTGTTAAAAAGTCTAAGAAAGAAAAAGAAGTTACTGAATAGTTAACTTAATATAAAAATTAAAACCTCTGTTTTCACAGAGGTTTTTTTATTTTTAGTAAATAGGGGTAATTGGTTGAAATGGACCTATTAGGTCAATATATGAAACGGGTTCTCTTAAATCTTTAAGACCTCTAATTTCATAATTTTTTTTATCTCTATAAATTAAACCATAACCATTATCTGTTGTTACTTCAATAACGATAAATGGATCTATATTAGAATCAATTGTAAAGTTGAAAGGTAATATAGGATTTGGTGGTGGTAACATAGATGTTGTTGATTGAACAACTGGTCTAGGAACTTGTCTAAACTCTTTAATTGTTTGCACCGGCTCGTAGTTAATTTCTTTCCACTCGGTTATCTTTAACCAGTTTTGAGTGTCTATTATTGGAGCAACAGAATTTGTTAATCCTAGACCGCTATAGACAAACACATCTCTATTGTACTCTACAGTATTTGCAACTGAGTATGAAGCTCCAGATATCCAAGTTGTTATGTTTTCATACTTTCTAGGATTATGAATTTTATTACTATCAATTTGTGACTCATATATCTTACCAAAATAACTTATTTTGTCACCTTTGTTATATGTTGTGAATGGAAACCACTCTTTATATGTTTTATAGGTTCTTATAGTTATATCAAAATAATCTGGTAACTCTAAATCAACACCATTAAATGGTTTAGGTGGTGTTACTAATCCCGTTGGATTTTTATCCGCGCCTACTTTATCTAGTATTGTATAAAAATCAATTACACAATTATAAACAGTTGATCCACTATTAATAGGCATTAGATAAGCTTCATTTAACTTAAATGATATAGGTGTCATATTCTGTTTAATATTGAATATTTGAATATCATATGATGTGTGTTGTATTTGAGTTTGTGAGTTAAAATACCCCTTTCCTGTTATATCTAATATCTTATGAGTTAAAGGTATTATATTTCTTTTTAACCAGTATTTAAGACCTTGTAATTTAATAATTATCTCATCTATTGAATAGTTTATGACTATATTACCATCTATATCTGTGATGTTATATGTTAAATTAAACATATTAGTTTCTTCGTAATCATTATTAGGGAAGTTGTTTTTCACAAATTCACTTTCTGTCCATCCCTCTACAGTGTTGTCAAATATATCTGGAATTTCCATCTTAAATAATTTTAAGAACTTCTCAGATTGTGGATTAATATTTCTATAGTATTCATTTAGTTGTAAATCATTATAACCAAAGAAATTAATAGCATTAATTATTGATTTATAAGCACCAATATAAGGATATATCAAGTGCTTCATCATCAACATTTCTTTTCTTTTCTTATTAAGATAAGTCCAATCAATACCACCCTCTAATATATCATAATCTTTGAAAATAAATACTTCGTTAGGTGCTACTAATTTACCAACATTACCCAATTCTGTTTTAAATCTTATGTCCTCAATTTCAGTTTGTCCATAAGTTGTGAATCTACCAATTTCTCTATCAACCACGTTAATATCAACTCTACAATAAGTTGTATTTCCTGTAGCTGGATAATCAGATATAACCGTACTTTCCTGAAATAAATAATCATCTGTGCTTATAAAATCGACAATAATACTTTTATAAAATATATTTCTAATCTTAACAAGTGTACCATTGTTATCTGAAATATATTGTTTTCTCTTATTTGTTATATCTTTTACATAGATTGCTATAATCTGACCTTCTTTTAATCCATTATTCGTAAATTCATAAGGTGAGTTAGTATTTAGTTTTATAAGACCTCTTTTATCTGTTTCAAATGCGTCAAGTGTTTCAAATGATATTTGAGAATTATTTATTGATGTTGAATCAAATGTTAAGAAAATATCTTCTTTTTTATAAAGTTGTAAAATAGATCTTATTGAGCCTTCTTCATCTGCTCTAAATCCTAGAAATAATTCTAATGCTTCTGGCGCGGTTGATATATCATTCTCATCATCGATGTAACTTAAAGTGTGAGAAACAGTATCGAATATCGTTTGTTGATATTCTGGCGCGTTTAACTTAGTCAAATCTTTATTTGGCTTAGTATTTAAAACTGCTGTTGGTAAAGGTTTGGGTCCAGTATATGAATAACTGGTGCCTGTTGGTAATTGAGTTCCTGAAAAATCATATATGAAAAATTCAGGAGATATATCAGAGTACCATCTGAAATAATAAATGACAGGTACTTCATTGTTGAAATTTTCTCTTGGTTTTCTTAAATATTCTTTAGTTTTTAACCATAAGTCTGGATGTGGTACATAGTTTGGGTCCAAAGTTCCGTATAAGTTATCTTCTGATACCTCACTACTTATAACTTCTGGTGTTATTATACTATTTAATGATACTTCTACTTCCAATACGGACTTAGTAGATGGTTGTATAGTCCATATCGACTTTCTATCTGGATTGTATATTATTCTATCTGAACCAGCAGATAGTACTTCGGTATGAACAACATTTCCACCCACTGGATTAATAACTAGTATTGTGTTTGATGTCTTTGATGATAAATAAATAGCTCCATCAAATTGGCTTAGTGCTAAATAACCATAGTTACCAACAGCTGAGTCTACAGCTACCGCATTAGTTGTTAAATCTAAAGCTTTGAATGAAGAAGATGAATCGGATATATTAACATTACCTGATAAGTTATTATAAATAATATCTTGAAATCCAGCCGCTAATACATTTGGTATAGCAACGGTAACACTATTATCTATTTTCCACAATGAGGCTGAACCATATACATAAACAGATTCATTAACCGGTTCGTAAAAAATTGTACCAGTCGCACCTGGAACGCCAAATGTTGTTTGTATAGTTCTTGTTGAACCAAGAATTCTTAAAACAGACCCTATATTTGAGTTAGTTATAACATACATCCTGCTTTCAAATTCATTAAAAATCATTGTTCCTGTTGATGTAGCATCGACCGGAAAGTTAGTAGATGATATTGTTAGTGGGGTTGTTGCTAAAATATTACTTGTATTGTATATTTCAATTCTAGCTATATTACTAAACGAAATATAAATATCACCATTAGCTGTGTTTATTTGCATATCCACTGCATTATTTGCTAGTGTCCAATGAGTAACAACTGTATTTAGAAGCGGATCAACTACATATACTTTATTTCTTGATAAGCAATATAAGTAATTATTTACACCATTAAATCTCATAGCTATACTTTGAGTATTTCCTGGTAAAGTTATAGTAGCTATTTCGTTACCCAAATAAGAATCTAAAACAGTCAATCCATCACCAAGTGTATATAATGAGTTTGATAATTGAACATAAAGTATGTCTACTAAATTATTAGAAGTTGATGATGATAATGTGTAATTATTTACATTGTAACTATTTAAATTATATGTTAAACTAAATGCTGAACTAAATTGTTCAACATTGAACGGTCCACCGGATGCACTACCACCAGTTGGTCCAACTATTGGTCCACATCCAGTTTGACCAAATCCAACTTCAAATGCTAAAGTGATAAATGGTGAAGTGTTACAAATTGCGTTATTAGTAGCCCAGAATGGTCCTTGATAACTTAAATTCATTAAACCTCCATCAAGATTTGTTATGTTATATTCTTGATTGTTCCAAGTATGAAAAGTATTATTTACTGAAAATGCCATTCCAGTTGCAAAACCAGCATCTTCAAATGAATAGTTGTCGGTAGCAGTGGAAGATAAATTAACTTCATTTGATGCTATTAAAACACCTAAGTTTCCTTTAATCTTTTCAGTTATGATATAATCATTAATACCAGGTAAAGTACTTTTACCGGTGCTTATTGAATAGTCTAATCTTCTATCAACTCTTTTAACATTGAATTTTAGCAAGTTATTAATATTTGATACTAAAATTCCAAAACTATTCAAGTAATCACCATGTTCATCTACCCAAGCTTGTAATGTAGCTGGTATGTCAGGATATTGTGAGTAAGTACCTGTTAAATAAATTGTTTCTTGGTCATATGTATCATTATTTATTGTTAATGATAAATAATTACCCATATCATTAAATAAAACTCTTGAGTGTTCAATATAATAATCAGCAGTTGTTCCAACTAGAACTTCGTTTAAGTTGAATTCAACGTTTGGATAATCCGTTCTTAATTTAATAGAATTATAAAAAGGAGAAGCAAAAGATCCAACATATTGTAGTTCCGCTATAATACCTAACTTTTGAAGACTTACATAATTTCTTGTTAGCCAAGCTCTTAAAGTTCTATCAATGGTTCTTTGCATATCTGGAGAAGCACCGCTATATATCCAAGCAATTTCTTCTTCAAATACTTGTTTGTTTAATTTAATTTTGAATCCATATTCATCTAAGTCAGTAAAGACTATATTTAATGAGAAGTTTTCGGAAAAATTATAATTTAATTCTTTTGTTATCGGTTCTACTACTTGAATAAGTCTTTCATATGTTTCATTGGTTTTAGTAACTGAGTATGTAGGACCAATAGATGTTTGATAAAAATTAACTTCCACATATTTAGATGGATACATTAAGTCTGCTTTTAATTTACTTTCTTCATAATATAATTCTACGTTAAAAACTTTTAAGTCATTTGCATATTTCTGTGCAGCTGATGCTAATGTTACTTCATTACTTTGAGTCCAGCCATATTGAAAATACAGTTTATCAGTTGTTAAATATACTTGACAACTTAATAAAGACTCTGTTGTTATTTGTTGGTCAACAGGAATATAAGAAATAATATTTGTCCAGTAATTTGTATTTGTATTTGGTGTTACAAACTGCGTAGATGTATTAGCAAAACTTTGTGTATAAGCTTGAATACATTCGTATATTACATTCTCATACATTACTTGAGATTGAGTAGCATAAAAAGTTTGTTGTGTATTTCCAATAAATGATGGAATATTAGCAACTGTAAAAAAGTTTTGATTATTATTAGAGCCAATTATCTTAAACTCTCTACCTGGTTTCAAAATAACTGGTACTATACTACCAAATGATATTCTATTTAACTCTGGAGCTGAAAATGATGCCGCAGTATATTTTAATGTTAATGAACCATCATATATTTTTGGCAAATCTGTTTTTGTTAAAACCTCAATTATTAATTCCCCGTTTGATATATCTGATGTTGAAGTATAGTATTCGAAAAATTTAGTATCGGTTATCTCATTTTCTTTAACTGTAAAAATACTATTATTGTTATTACTATTAACAACATTTAATTTCTTTTTCTTGTAAAGTTTATCATAAAAGTTTGGCTCGTTCCAAACTGATAGTTTGTTCTTATATAAATCATCAATATAGTTATAAACACCAATAGCATTTACTCCTGATATAGACTTGCCTACATATGTATTATCATATATGTATTGATTAAGAAAGTTAGTTTCAAATGTAGCATTATCAACCGATGATATAATCATAATAGCACCTTTCTTTGTACTAACAACAGTATATGTTTGTAAAGGATTGGTAAACTCCAAAAGAGGTGAATCAAATCTTATAATTGTTCCTATTGGAAAAGACCTATCTAAAAGAGTTCCGTATATCCATTTTGAATAAAAGCCAGGGTCATTATTTATAGGTTCTACTTTGGTTATAGATTGTGTTGTATAGTTACCTGCATAAAAGTCAAATCCAAACTCATTGAATAGTTGAAACTTATTCAAAGTCATTTCGCCTGGATATTCAAACTCAAAAGAAGGAATTTTCTCTAATGTGTATAGACCAGCTGTCTTAAATGTATCGTTTGAATTTTCATGGAAAAGAATATTACCCTCAAATCTATCGTTTGCTTCACTATAACTAAAATTTAAATTATCTCCTTCTTTATTGAAAAATAATAAGTTCTTATGATTTGACATCTATTATTATAAACTTTTACATATATATTAATTTATCTTTTCTTAGTAAGTGATTTTAATATATACAGTATTAAAATAACTAACAAATTATGAAACACATTAAAAAATTCAATGAAACAAAAAAGGATGAAAAGGTTGAAGACCAAGAAGTTCTTTTTAATGCTGAAGTTTTAGTAGATAAAGATGAGAGACCATCATTTACAACTGATGTACAGGAAGACCAAGAAAAGGTTAAAAAAGAATTTGATAAACTAATAAAAGTTAAAAAATTTGAAAACTTTACAATCGAGGTTGAGGTTGAAGTTAGACCAGAAGATAAAGAACAAACACTTTTAGGTGGTCCTGAAGCATCTCATACAGCAAATCATATGAGAAATCAAGTTGAACAAGAACAAGGTTGCGGTTGCGGTTGTCAAGACTGCACTTGTGGTGAAGAAGTTGAAGAAACAAATCCAGAGACTGATGTTAAAGTTATGAATATGGCTGACTTTATCAACTCTCTTGGACAATAAAAAAATATAATTTATGAAAATTATTAAATTCACAGAATCTGTAAATGTTTCAGAATCTCTTAAATATCACTTAGAGAATAATAAACCTATTACTGAAAATATATTCAGACCGGGTTCAGAGGCTTTCTATGAAGTAATCAAAGAAGCTAGAGAACTATTTGACTTAGGTAGAGTTAATTTATGTGATGTTGATAAAGAACTATACGAATCAACTGATATTGGTAAGTTTGGAATCTACAATGGTGAATTGGTTCCTTTAGATTTACCAATGGAATTTGTTGTTGAGACAAATCAACCCGCATTTTCTATACATGATGTAACTCCTGATTTTAATTATGAGGTTATGGGTAAAAAAGTTACAAATATCAAACCATTGGCTTGGACTAAAAACAAAGAGGCTTCTTGTACCACATTCGAAGGTGAGTTTGATGGTCAACCTTGTAAGTGTAAATATGATGATGGTCAAGATGCTTATGTATTTGAAGCCAAATACCATAATAAAGAAGTTAAATTAAACTATCCAATGCGTGGTGGTTCTAAAAAGTATCAAGTTTATGTTAAGAATCCTAAAACAGGTAAGGTTAAAAAGATAGCATTTGGTGATGTTCATGGTGGGTTAACAGCTAAAGTTAGTAATCCTAAAGCAAGAAAGTCATTTGCTGCTAGACATAACTGTGATATGAAGAAAGATAAAACTAAAGCTGGATATTGGGCTTGTAGAATTAATAAATATGGACACCTTTGGGGTGGGAAAACTTATCCGGGATTCTGGTAATATATAGAATATGAGATATCTAAAGACATATAAAAATAACATAATATAATGAAACATTTAAAATCATATAAAATTTTTGAAAACACATTCTTTACAATCAGTGATGAGAGAAGAAAAAAACTAATTGATTATATAAATAGTAGTTTAGATGGCAATGATATGGATTTTTCTTCTTGGATATATCAAAATATAATTCGAGGAAAAGAAGAACATACAGAACTTAATAATTTTATTCAAAAGTTATCTCCTAATTGGAAAAAAATACTGGACGAATACTTATTTAAGTACAAAAGTGGTGTAATGAAAATTGGACAGGATGTACAAAATGAGTGGTTTGGTGTAAATTATAATTCAAGTCTTAAACAAAAAGAAGTAAAAGGTGATAAAGAGATAACAAAAAACCTTTATATAACGTTTGAGAAAAGTGAAGACAATTTGAAGAAATGGTTCAATGGACTTGCAACTCTTATAAGTGATTTTTATAAGGCTTGTACAGAAGGTGAATTAAAAAACTCCGCAATTTCTTTCAAGTGTGGATATGATGCTAAACATTTTATAGAAGATAATGACCATTTAAAGTTTTATTGGTATAAAGATGAGGATAAAAGTAAAGTATTAGAAGTATATAATAATTGGTTGAAGAAAACAGGTATCCAAACTAAAAAAAGAGCTTATGATTTTGGAATAGATACTGCAAAAGGTAGTGACAAAAATAGTTTTGGTTTAATGGTTGCAAATAAAGTAAATGACCAGTTTCAGAAATTAAAATCTCAATATGGTAAAAAGTTTACAGCTGAACAATATGTAGATTATATCATAGATATGTTGAATAAAACAAAATTCAAAATTGACTAATATGATACTTCCGTTTCAAGAAACTAAATTAAGTGATAATGAATTTATCAGAGTATTCAGTCAAGATACTGATTCTGGTGAATTTATTTGGCATCGTGATAGAGAAGATAGAATAATTGAATCTATCTGTGAAACAGATTGGTTAATTCAAATTGATAATGAATTACCTAAAGAAATAAATGAAAAAGTATTTATACCAATGGGTGTTTATCATCGATTGATAAAAGGAACAAATGATTTGAAAATAAAGTTAATAAAAAATCCATCTTAAAGATGGATTTTTGTTTTAGTCAGCTTTGACTTTATAATTTTCATTGTATATCTTAATAACTTCATCAAACTCATTTACAATACCTGATTTGAATTTATCATTATCATAAGATTGTTTTAAGATGTACTCTTTGATATAATCTTCATATTCCAATTGAACTGATATTTCTATTCCGTTCTCATCAAATTCAACCTCATTGGATTCATTTACTTCTTCACCATCTACTAAGTCTTTAGTAATATCATCAATATACTCCACAGAAGCAAAGTTGCCTTTCTCTAACATAACTTCTAACTTTCTACGAAGCTTTCTATTGTTAATTAAAAGATTATTTGAAATAGCTAAATCGATATAATCTTTAGTTCCTCTTAACTCATCTAACTTATCAATATCTTCTTCATTAGCAACTCTAAACTTTCTAAAAATTGGAGAGTATGTGTTAGGTGCAAAATCGATTTTATCACTATTTAGGTCGAGTATGGTGATACCTTTTTGGTCTCCCATATCATTTCTATCCATTTGATATGGAGAGCCTATAAACGAGAAATTTTCATTTGTTTGACGAATATGAATATGTCCACTAAAAACGTGTTTATATTTTCTAAATTCATCAACATCAATCTTATCCGCATTTCTATGAGCTACCGAGTTTAAGTGCATTCTACAACCATTTAAGTCAGAGTGACAGAATAAATAGTCACCTTGATTGTTAGTGATTTCTTTAATCATATCTAATCTTTTTTCAACCCAAGGCATTAAAACTAATTTCTGACCATCCACTTCAATTGTAGTTGTTTCTGTGTAAACATTTACATTATTAACATGATTGAATAATCTAACAGAGTTAATATCATTCGATCCTTTGTTCCATAGGTCGTGATTACCAACAATAATGTGTAACGGTAGTATCTGAGATAGTTCTAAAATAATCTTCTCAGCTTTATATGAAGCAATAATAGGAATAGATGTTCTGTTGTCATATAAGTCACCACAGTGAATAAGAATATCACCGGGTTTAGCATTTTCTCTTATATAAGGAATAAAAGAGTTGTAGAAGTAATCTTCCATCATATCTAACCATTTGTCTAAGTTATTAAGATATACTCCGAAGTGCCAGTCTGTTGTAATAAAAACTTTCATTAAAAATTGTTTTCTTTTTATATGAAATTATTCAGGTATTGTTTCTTTTCTTCTGGCTTCTCTGGCACATTTTTCACAACCACTGCCAGCATATAGGTGCCCGTTTGGTGTTTGTTCAAATTCTCCGTGAACTGGACATATTATTTTGACTTTACTTCTACAATTTTCATAAAGTACTAAATCATAGTTATACTTATAGTTATGTTTAATATTTGACTTTTCAACAAAATCTTTACTTTTTTTACTTCTTCGATTAAGAGCCTTTACTTCTTTTGTGATGGCGTTTTCTTTAGACTTGCAGTTTTTGTTGCAAAATTTTCTATCAGGTCTACCCCATATAATCTCTTTATTGCAATATCTATAGTTACAGTTCATATACTATTTATTAAATGGTGGAAATGGCATTTTTTACAACATAATTTTAAAAATAGAGCTAAAGAGACAAAGAACTAAAATATATAATTTATAAAAAAATAATTTAAAAAAATATGCCGTTACCACATTTCACGCAGCTATTAAACACAGGGTCACCGGGTGGACCAGGTACATTACCTGATGAAGTAGTATATACAAATTTGTTTGAAACAACATTCGTATTACCTGTTATTTTACAGGCACAAGGTAGAAATCCTATCTTACTTCTTCAAAATGCTTTGAATATTGATTTTAACTTAACAGAATTTGACGTTACAGTTAAAGAACAAAGATTCAAGTATTCAACTAGAGCGTTTTTAACGACTCCTACAAAAACTTCTGGTGCATTTAACATTAAGTTCAATGTTAACGTGAATCAGCAAGGTTCTATGGAGACTTGGAATGCTATGAAGGCTTGGTATGATTTAGTATTTAACTCACAAAATGGTTCACTTCATTATAAGAGTGATATCATTGGTACCATCATCGTTAATCAACATGATAAAAAGGGTGTTGTACTAAGACGTGTAACTTTTCAAAACTGTCAAATCAGTAAATTACAAGGTTATACTTTAGACTGGGCTTCAAATAACATTATTGAATCAGTTCAAGCTGACTTTATCTATGACTACTTCATTGATGAGTATATCGATAACAACTTTACTATCAATCCTCCGATTATATCTGGATACTAAGAATAATATTAAAATTAAAAACCCACCAATCGGTGGGTTTTTTGTTAAATAAAAAAACCCACCGATTGGTGGGTTTTTAATTTATAAATCTGCGCCTTTATTTAGTATTTTAGAATTTTGGTAAGTTATTTGTCATATTTGAGGCATTTCTCATCATTGAATTAGCATCAAAGTTTGGCATTCCTTTTTGTTGTTCACCTTCTTGTTTCTTTCTATTTGTTTCTTCCTCTTCAACAATCTCGTTAACCATTTTTATATTCTCTTCAAACATCCAGAAGGGCCATTCATCCATAGCCACTTCTTGAGTGTGAAAATGTTTTTGTAATAGAAGTTTATTCTTTAATATATGCTTCAAAGGCATCGTGAATAACGAAAATACCTGACGCTCCGTTGGGAAATTGCATATCAGTGTGGACCTCCTCACCACACGAACAGGTTTTCTTCAATTCTTTGATACCAAATGTCATTTTACTAACTGCTGCATTTAAGAATTGAAAAGAAATATCATCTATTTCTTCAAATTCTTTTAATTTAACTTTAACACCTTCATAAGTTATTGAGTGTCTACCTGATAACATAAAAGGAATAATTTTCAAGAAAGATAAATTTGGAGTTCTCTTCTCGTTATTTTCTTTTAAGATATAATCAGTAAATGCTTTTTGTAATCCTATATTTGGTGGAGTTAATTCAAACTCTTTACCATTTACTGTTGTGAAGTGATAAGATTTTGTAGAATTACTAAAGTATCTATCAAGTTTTTCATCGATTTCATGAAATGAGAAGTTATTTCTTTTTAATTCTATTTGTAAATCAGTGCCACAGCCACATCTTGTTGGAACGGTTAATGAGTTACCCTGTTGAAACGTTAATTCTCTGACTAAGAATATTAAAAATAATCTATCCTGGTCTTTTATCTCAAGGTAAGAACCCATTTTGCCATCAGAGTATTTGATTCTAACACAAGCTTGTAAGATATCATTCATTTTTTCAACAATATCATAGAAGTTATTATCATCTACCATTGAATATGCTTGAATTTCTTTTACTTGAGCTGGTCTTACCATAAAGATAGTACCTGCTGGATAAAAATCACCACAAGGTAATTCTTTAATATCAAAGTTAAAGAATTGAAGATCTGTAGTTCTTGAACTGTCATTTTTTGGTTGTTCTACAAATGGAATATCGGAATTTACCGGAGATTTTGAATTTTCTAATTGACCTAAATGTTTCTTTAAGTAATCTTCTTCGCTCATATTATTTTGTTCAGACATATAATGTTGTTATTTTTTATTTATATATTCATGGAAATGTTATCCCTATAAAATACCTTATTGTTATAACAAAAAAAAAGAGGAAAGTTTTCACTTTCCTCTTTTTATTATAAAATTTATTAATTATTATCCGTTGATGAATCCACCCGCAGAGATAGCACCTGTTCTCAAGATAGTAATATTGTTGACAATAATACCCATACCCTTGATTGGTTCAACATAAGTGTCAAGTACACCAATTTGATTATCGATGATTTCATTTGTGTTGTTTTCTTCATCCATCTTGTTAAAGTAGTTAAATAAACCATTCTTACTTACATAAGTTTCGCAGATAACGTCTGCTCTAAGTTTAATTTCTGCTCTAATATCAGGTGTATTAAATTTCCATTGGAAGTCTAATAACATTCTTGATAATTCTCTTTCAAGTTCGATAAGAACTTCTCTAACATGTAAGTAAGAAAGAGCTGATGAGTAAAGTGTTTGAGCTGTATTTTCAGTTTCAATTACATTTCCTCTATTTCTTTTGAACACGATTGGATTCATTTGAGCTTCGTTAATAAACTCAATATCGGTTGATGTGAAGTCCATTTCAGTTGCTGTAATATTAGTAATTCTACCATTAGTAACACCTGCTGCAATTGTCCAAGGAGTTATTCCACTTATATTAGAGATATGTTTTCTCATATAAGTTGTAGCAACCCAAGCTGCTGGTGGAACATCTACTGGTCTGCCATTGTCATTTACTGTTATATAAGGCATGAAGTAACCTACTGAAGTAGATCCTAATCCATCACCAAATGAGTAAAGAAATGCTGGAGAGCTTTCTGGATTGCCGCCTTTAGCAACAAACTCAAGTTGTAAAACACCTTCATTATTTACGAATGATGGAGAAGATGAGTTCTTAAATGATTTCATAGAAGGCATGTTGATAATTCCAAGAGCGTCTAGTCTTTCACCACAGATATCTACTAATTGTTGTTTAGATCTCTCAGTTAAACCAAGACCAAACGAGTCAATTAAATATCTGAAGTCAATTGCCTCTTTATTAGTTATTGCCTTAAATAAAGGAGTGCCTTTAGCAGCAATATTTAATATTGAATTTTGTCTAGATTCTGTACCATCAGGTAAAGAAGCTAATCTAACTCTAAATCCTTTCATAGCAATACCTTTGTAAGTAGTTGCGTAGTTATCAATAGAAGAATATCTAGTTGTTTGTAATGCTGAACCTGTGTTGCTAGTTAAAATTCTAGAATCACAAGTGATTTCTGATAATGTTGAGTCACCACTATAAGCTTTCTTAGAAAGAATTCTTGTAAGTTTTCTTGGTGATTCACCAACTTGAAGTAAATTTACATCATAGTAAGCTAATAAGAAGTCACCAACTCTTACTTCAGTATATCTATCGGCTTTAACAAGAATCTTGTTAGGAATTTGAACGTATCCATTAGGAACTTCAATTTCAACAGTTTGTGTGAAATTTGATTTTTCTGACTGAATGTAGAATGTGTTGTTTGTAATTACATCAAGATTAGTATTTCCAGTAAATGATAAATCATCCCAGAATGTAGTATAAAGAATATTGTCACTATCTAAATACATTTTAATATATTTCTTATTAATATAATCATATATGTTAGAAACAAGCATTACTTCTTCATAAGCCACTTCTTCTGTAACTTCATAAGCAAATGAACCAGAGTAACCTAAGGCGGTTGCTAATGTAGAAGGATTTAGGTTTGAAAATATTGTAAATGATCCAGTATTGAGACTTACAGTCTGAGTTGGTGTTGTAGGAACAATAAATTGCTCATAAACATCAAATGTTGGATCAGCAACACCATCAAAGATAACATAGTTTTTACCGGAATATGTAGCACTTACAGTCTCACCATCGATGAAGATGACTGTATAAGTATCACCAGATACTACCATTGATTGAGGCATTCTATTAGTATAGAAGTAGTCACCTGTATTTATAAGACCATCATAATATCTTGTGTAGAATTTAGAATACTTACCTACAACACCATCTGATGGTGTTGAAACTTCCGACTTAGAAGTAATTGAATCTTGACCTAAGATTGTTTCATTATCTACTGTATAAATTACAAAGTAACCATGTAGTATATCAACCAATTTAGCATTAGACAAGCCAGTATTTAAGATAAATGACTTATTAGAAGTAGTTGAAGTAACAATATTTGTAATTGTCATTCCTGATAAACTAACTTTATCAAAGTTATTTACCGGACCAAGACATAGTGTCATTTTATCTTTGTTAGCACCGTCAATTAAATCAACAAGTTTGTTGAATAATTTAATTTTTCTATATTGTTCATAATTTTTAACAGAAGCTACAGTATTAGTATCTAAGAATTCTACTTTAATAGAACCCGATCCTTCTAATGTAATACTATAGTCCGCTGTTGATCCGTGTTGATAATCAACAAATCCACTACCATTCACATTAACCGGAGTAAGTGCAACTGAACTAGTTGCGATATCACCGTTAAATATTTGAAAATTAACATATCCTAAAACTATATCAGATGTTGATACTGAAGGATTTGTTGTATTTACAGATGCAGGTGAACCAGTTGTGTTAGAACGAGTACTAATTGTACCTGTGTTATCCAACACAAATGCAGAAACATATGATAATGTTCCGTATGTTGCTGTGTAATCACTTGCATTAAGTGCTAGAGAGAAAGTACCAGAAACCGGAATATATTCATCACCTATAACTGCAAAGCCATCAGGTGCTAAATAAGTAACTGTTATATCAGATATTGTAGAAACTATAGAACCTATAGTAACATCATAAGTAGAGCCTTCAGCAAACCAAGCAGTTCTATTATCACCATTGGTAATAACACCTGTTTCAGTTGGAACTGAACCAAATGCGTGATTTGGTTGGTTTATATAACCATTTCCTGACCAAGTACCGCCTAATAAAGCGGTAACGTTACCTGGTAAGTCAAGAGGAGTTGATACTATCTCAACTGATTCAGATATTTTTTCTTTATATGATAAAAAATCAATTTCTGTTTCTAAAACACCAGCAGTTGTTTGACCTACTAAGTCTAATAAACCATTATAGTAATCTGTTTCAACTAAATCTGCGTTGAATGAGCAAAATAAACCTGTTCTGTCTGTATCTCTGTTAATTGTTGTTTCAATAAAAATATTAGTACCGTTGGCATCTCTAAAATATGGAATCAAAGATAATCCTTCATAATAAGCTAATGAAGTAACATTTCTGTCATTAGCAAAGTTTCTAATCTGTCCTTTGATAAGACCAGATGTATTAAAGTAGGCACTCCATCTACTATCAACAGCTAAAGTTTGATAGTCAGTCCAATCACCTCCTACAACTACAACATCAACCATGTAGTCAGATGCGTAATCATTAGCACTAACATATGGTGGAAGTTTTTCTTGAGAACCATACCATTCGATTAAAGTTCTGTCAAAACCAGTTCTAGCACTCTTAATGATAAATACAGTGATGAACTTATCGGAAAGATTTGTGATATTGAATGCTCTTTCAGTATAACCAGTATTACCTTTAGTTAAGTTAATGAAAGATTCAGTATCTCTTTTCCAGAAACCTGTTGTATCAAAAAATCTTCTATAAGCTCCTAATCTTTGTATATCATTATTATAACCCGCAGATGCTGATAATGATTTATACTCAATAGTATCAAGTGTATCATCTGTGCTTAATAAGTTGATAGCGAATACTGGAGTTGATTCCAACATTTTTTGGATAGTTCTGTGGAAAAACGAACCTTTTCTTTCCAAGCCTCTGTCAAGTTGACCAAATATCGACTCTAAGTCGTTAAGAGTTGTAAGTCTAATAGGTGTGTTTACTGGTCCTTTTTTAGAAACGCCAATAACCATATTAGTAATACCCTCAACCACAGGAGTTGTAATAATTGAATTATCAAATTCTTCTATGAAGATTCCTGGTCTTTTGTATTTTCCAATTTGAATTGCCATATTTTTAATATTTTTTTTTATGTTATAGAGTATATATAAAATGTAAAAAATGATATTTTTTCTATTTTGATGTTTGATTTGACAACTTTTTAATATTATCCATCATATTTTTTTCTATACTTTTCATTTTATCGTCTAATGACTTTTGCGCATCAGCTATATCTTTAACTAATGATGCTATATTTGTCGTATTTGTTGATATTCTGTTAGTGATATCAGTTATTTTTGTAACAACAGACTTTTTTGTTATATCATCCGTAGATAGTTTTAATTCTTCAGTAAAATCATCTTTTTTAACTTTGTCATTAGCAATATCGGTTTGAAGTTTGTCTAGTCTTCTTTTCAATTTAGCCACATGTAAATAGCTAACTAAAAATGGATTTTTAGGTGTTTTTAGATCGGCTTTGCCGACAATCTCATCTACTTTTGTTTGTAAGTCAGCATCTACTTTTATTTTAAGAAAAGCCGTATCTATTAAATTCTTCTTTGTTTTATAATCAGATAGTTGTTTTTGAGTTACTGATAACTCATCTTTAGCCATTTTAATATCGGGCTCATCTGTTACATTCAAATCAAATTCAGACTCTTCTACAAAAAGTTTATATGTTTTAAGATTTTTCATTATTTTTTAAAATATGTTTTGTTGATATCATCTACTCTTACAGTAGGAAAACCACCAACAGTTCTTATAACTTCGCCTATATTTCTATTTGACAATTTAAATCTCTTAGTAAAGTCTTTTCCATTTTCATCTTTACCAACCTCACATAAAGTTGATTTCTCAGAACCAATAATAAAATTATCATCTTTATCGTCCCCTGATAAAGAAGGAGTTGCACTTGATTTATTTTTATCTTCCCTATATTTTGTTAGATATTTAACTTTATAATCACCTTCTAGCTTAATTTGACCATCATTACCAATAAGTTCTGCTAATTTAATACGAGTTGCCTTAATAATGTATTGTTTATTCTCAGTTTTCTCGGCGTCAGTAACAGGTACGCTACCGGTTAATGAGATGCCTGATTTAGAAATATAACTTTTGAAGAAATACCAACTTCTACAATAAGTAACATAAGCGTACTCACTATCTACTTCTTGTATGTAGAAAAAGAATTTTTCTCCTTTACTTTGTATAGAAAAGAATGTTTGTGATAGCTCACTAAAGTTTTCAAATTTTAAAGATTCTTTTTTGAAAGAAAGAGTTTTAGCCTTAGGCATACTATTTGCAGTATTAGGTACTTCTTCTTTATCTTTTTCACTTAGGTAAAGAGGTAGTTTCTCAGCATCTGCTGCGCCAAAGTATTTTTCAATAAATTCAGCTTGTTTTCCTTTACTATCTCTTGTTTTATAAAGAGTATCACCATCAAGCATATCATTCATGAATTTTAAAAGATTTCTACCAGCATCTTTAATAATGTTGCCTTCCTCAGTTTTAAGAGTAGTTTCTTGTCTAAATACTTTTTGAAATCTAGTTTGCTTTTTAATTTCTTGAACAGCATTTTCCCATTGATCAAAAATAGCATTATTTCTATATGGTCCACCTTCAGCACCTGCATTATTTGGAGAGCCATTACCAAAACATGTGTATTCTCTAAATGTTTTATTAGATACTTTACCACCACTTCTTCCAGTTGGAATAACTTGAGTAGTATGTAACTTATAAGCTCTGTTAAATACTTTAACAATCTCAATTATAGGATCTAAGCCTTGAATAACAATATTATTTTTACTTGCTTTTTCAAGAGCTATTTGAGTTCTTTCTACTTCAGTTCTTGTCATTACATAACCTTTAATATTTATGTTTTTTTCCCAATAATCTTTTATTTCTTGAGCAGCATTTTTCTTAACAGGATCTGAAACTTCTTCTCCTTTATCTGTTGTTACTGTTTCTTCTCTTTGAACATCTTCAACTGATTGACCTTCTTCGGCTTCATTTATAAAGTCATAGTATCTAAATAGTCTAGACTCTTTTTTAAGTTTACTATCATCTTCTGATTTAATTTTCGAACCTTCTGGTTTAACGGTTTTTTCAACCTTTTTAGCTTTTAATTTAGGTAGAAGTTCTTTCAACTTATCATAAGATGTTATAAAGTCTTTAATAGATTGATTGGCTTCTGCTAATTTAGCAGCAATAGTCATATCATCTCTAAATGCTAGAATAACATTACCATATAGTGATATGGCTTTTGGTATATCACTATATGATGAAGGTACTGGTTCTACTTCCTCTTTGATTAATTTGTCAAGCGGAATTAAATTTTTACCAATAGTTATTTCATTCTTAATAACTTGTTCACCTATTGAGATTATCCAACCTTTTTCAACTTTTTCACCTTCTTCAGATTTTTTAACAAGTTCTTGTATTCTTGGCATCATTTTAACAAGTCCTGATGTTGTTTTATATGCCTTTTCAACTTTGGTCCAAGCGTTTATAGCTTTTATATCTGTTGTTGAATTTAATTCAGTTTCAAATATTGGAAGTGACTCATTCTCGTAAAAAAATCTTTCAGTTGTTACTACAGCTTTATCCTTTACTTTGTTTACTTCAGTTTTTTCACCTGCTTCAACTTTTGCTGGTACTGCTGGTGGGGGTGGTGTATTATTATCCTTAATTGTAATTTTTTTATCATTTATTATTCCAGATAAAGACATTATTGATTTTAATAGTGTAATTGTCGTTGTATAAAATAGTTCACGAACCTTTTCAGCATCTTCCTCTTCTTTAGATGGTTCATCATCTTCACCTGGACTATCATCTACCTCACTTTTTATCTCTTCTTCCTCTTCATAGTCAACACCTTCATCATCATTGAAATCATCTAAGAATTTTCTAAAATCTTCCAATTGTTTAACCAATTTTTCTAAATCAGTTTTATCAACAGCAAGTTCATCAGCTGGTGTGACCTCAATAAATTGTTTAAAGTCTCTGATAGCTAAGTCCGTTAGATTCTTAATAAGATACACTTTTTCACCAGATTCAACAGACTTTTGTAAAGCTTCTAAAAATTTGTAAATAGTTATCTTATTCTTTTGAGCTAGTTCTTCTTTTGTAAGTTTTCCTTCAGCAGATCTTGCTAATAAGTCTTCAAAAGCACCATTTAATCTTTTAGCAACTTGTTTAATTCTAACCAAGTTTGCACCTACTTTAGCTTTTCTAATAGTAGAATTGATTAATCTACCAAGTAATGAGTCATTCCAAGGTATATCATTTGCAAATGGACCTGAGTCAGCCTCTTCATTTATTGAAGAGTCATCTTCTGTTGTTCTGTATTCATCTATTTTGATTATACTTCTTTTAAGGAATTCATCTCTATTACTAAGATACTTCATAAATTTATGTAATTTTTTGAACTTATATATTAAAAAACTTTTACTGAAAAATACTTAAAATGAATAATTATCCTTATCTTTGTATAAGATAAGAGTTTAGATAGAACAAAAACAAATAAAATAAATAAAATTTGTAAGTTAACTAAATTATTCTTATATTTGTATAACAAAATAAACCACTATAAAATGAAAGCTATGAATATTGACATCAACAAAATAGTTCACTTAGAATTGAGAAACAAACATGGTAAAAAGTTTTCTAACACAAGACTTGTATTTATCGCTGACTATCTTTCTATTAGCAGTGACTACTTATCTGAATTAAGCGAGAAGTATAAAAAAATCTGGTTTGTTAATTTAGACCAAAAGACTTACTTAGTATATGCTATTACTGCTGATGTTTGTGAGTTTGTATATTCTTTTCAATCTTTTAATGTTGAGTATAGTGATGTTAGAGATATCAAAGCTGTAGAAGTTCCAAAAACTCCAGCTCAAACTAAAAGAAAAGTGGCTAAAACTAACGAAGTTAGTAATGTCTTTATCGAAGACTTAATTGGTAGTGTTGATTTATATGTAGATGATATCCTTGATAAGATTTCTGCTACTGGTATGGCCTCTTTGACTAAGAGAGAATTAGAATTTTTGAACACCCATAGTAAATAAAAAAAATCACTTTTTTGCATATTCTTAAAAAACCGAACATATTGTTCGGTTTTTTTATTTTAAATATATTTTTTTTACCCACCTTAAAAATTTTAACAAAATCCACGATTGTCTATTTGATAATAAAAAAATAGAATATATAAGTCATACAAATTCATATTTTATTATGAGATATTCAGAACTAAACTATCGTGGTAAGACATACACAAATGCTAATGAGATACACGATATCCTTCTTAAAGAGAAATTCTATTGGCTTATTGACTCAGAGATTGAGAATGCTCAATTAGAAATAAAAAATAACACACTTATATGGAACAATGGTAGTTTCTATACAGGCGACTGGTACTACGGTATATTTAAAAAAGGAAACTTTTATGGAAACTTTGAAAATGGTATATGGGAAAGCGGCAATTTCAGAGGGAAATGGCTAAGCGGTATTAATCTTACACAGATATAAAAATTAACACAAATTATTATGAAGAGAAAAAGAGTTGCTTTTGGAGTTAAAAAACAAGAAGCTAATGAAATTTTGAATCAGAAGGAGTTGAGAGTGACAAAAGAAGGAAACGAGTACTTCTTTGAGATTGGACCAGAAATGACATCAGATTTGGCGGAAGCAGTATCAATATTAATGAGAAAATCTGACTGGAATGATCCAATTTGGAATACGACAATAGACAAAAAAATGATTTATGAAAATATAACCCCTGAAAAAGCTTTATACTGGCTATCTGGTGGATACAAAGAATGGAACTCACTAGACCATTATAATCAACCTTGGTGTGATTGTTACTTAGAATTCCAAGAAGAATTTGGATTTTTAATAATTAATATAGTTAAAAAATCAAAAACGTTATTAGATATAAGAAATGGATTTATGAAATATCTAAACTTACCAATACTTTATAATTTTGCAATAAGTAGGAGTATGATAAAATACTAAGAAATATAAAAGATAAAAAATCTCGTTAGAAATGACGAGATTTTTTATTTAATATATACTTTATGGAAAAGATAAAAAAAATTTGCGGTAATCCTTGGTGTAAAGGACATTTCTATTATACAGAGGCTGATATGGTTGAAGTAAAAAATGATATTAGATCATCTAAGATTGATAATGTTCTAGGTCAAGTTCAAAAGATAGCACCAAAAGAGTGTCCAAAATGTAGAAGTTTTGCCACTGAGTTAAGTGGTGGTATAGAGTGGAAGACTAAAGAATATGAGGGTTCTAGATTTGATGGTATGCCTCATGAAATGAAATACAAAGTAACAAATTATAAATTATAATGAAAGCACATTTTTTTGACTTAGACACAATATTGAATACTAATAGTCAGGTTTGGATAGTTGATAAAACTAAACCAAATCTACCTATTATGAAAATATCAGAATCAGATTTTAATTTGATTAAAAGAGGCATTTACAAGAGTCATGGTAATTCTATTGACTTTGGTGGTCATACTTATTGGATTCCAACAGAGATGTTTGAGAAGTTAAAAATCAAAGCAAAAAATTATAGAGCTGATATCTCTGATCTTGCTTTTTCTATGCAGGAGTTTATGAATAAAGAATTAATAGAAAATTTAGAATATACTATTAATTTAGAAAATGTTTTACATCTAAAAAACACAGATGATGATATCTATGTAATATGCTCAAAGAATAATAAAACAAACTATGAGTTAATGATTTCTAAAATAGAAGATAAGTTAAAAGAGAATGGTTTGTTTATAAAGAAGTTTTACTATATCTCTGAGACTTTCTATAATAGAAGTTCTGATGACATTTCTCATAAGAAAGTTAGATTGTTGCTACAACATATTGTTGGTCTAAAAACTGAAGGTGATAAATTCACTGATGAAGTATTGAACAAATATGAAGAGCTATTCTTCTATGATGATGAGGAAAATGTTATAAAACTAGCAAAAGAATCCAATAGAGTTTTAACAGTTCTATCATCAAACAGTGATGCTAATATCAAAGAGAATATCAAAGAAGAGTTAAAGTCTAAGAAACATACATTGTATGTTAACTATATTACTAATAATAAAGTAAATAGATTTGTAACTACAAAAGTGGATATTCAATTTAGTAATTTAATAACAGTTTTTGAAAGTTTCAAATGGAGATAACTTACTTATCTTTTTCTTTACTAATCATAGCGTTCTTAATTAAATCATTAAGCTTTCTATTATCCATTATTTCTCCACCGCCTACTGACTGACCTGCTGATTCTTCAGCCGCTATATTTTGAGCTTTTATGACTTCAGGGTTTTCAATTTCATTAAGACCTAAATCTTTTCTTAATCCTTTATAGAATTTTTCAAGTTCAGTTCTTTGTGTGGATGAAAATTTAGAGTTTTCTCTAATTTGACCAATTGTTTGATTGACAACTTCATGCATTCTAGCGGAGTTATCACCATTGTCAACTTGTCTTAATTGTGATAAGAAGTTCTTTCTAGTCATTTTTGATAAGAAGATTGTTTCAGCATAAACTTTAGCATCTTCTTTCATTTTATTTCTAATATAAGGATGTTCTTTTAATTGAGGTACATCACTTAGATATAAATCAATAAGCGATTCTAATACTTCCATAGACTGTTGGCTAGCAACTGTCATATCTGAGTCATAATCGTAGATTTCAATTTCACCTAAATCTGGTAAATCTTCAGGTCTAGCGAGGTGTTTACTTATATCGAATTCGCCACTCTCCGACTGGATTTCATCGAATTCATCTTTGATTCTATTTCTTTCATTCTCTGTTTTTGACATAGAAGGTGGTTTTTTACAATATATATTAAAAAATATCTTTTCCTAAAATATGGCATTTGCTCCACAACAAGAAAGACAAATGGTTTTTACGACCAAATTAGTAGGCGAGGCTACTGATAAGATTAACGATGGTATAGTCATTAAAAGATATCAGAATCCTTGGTTAAAGAGTGAAGTTGGCTTGAGAAGAGCTGGTGTTTCATTTAGGATGACCGCTGATGAACAACAAGAATACGTTAGATGTGCCTTAGATGTTCATTACTTTGTAGAAAAATATTGTAAAGTAAAAAGAGAAGATGGTTCTATTGGTTCTATTAAACTGAGAGATTATCAAAAAGAGATGCTTGATAGTTTTGTTAATAATAGATTTAGTATTTTAATGGCATCTCGTCAGGTTGGTAAAACAATCTCATCTTCTATTTTCATGTTGCATAAAATTCTATTTGATAATGATAAGAATATAATGATTGTAGCCAACAAAGGTGATACAGCTGTTGAGATTGTTGATAAGATTAAATCAATCTATTCATTATTACCTTTCTTTTTAAAGCCAGGTATTAAAACTTGGAATCAAAAGTCACTAACATTTGAGAACGGGTGTAGAATTAAAACATCAGCTAGAACAAAGACTCCAGCTATTGGTTTTACTATTGACGTACTTTACTTAGATGAGTTTGCTCACATTCCTTCAAATATCATTGAGCCTTACTACACTGCCGCTTTTCCAACGACTGCTGCTGTTCAAAACTCAAAAATTATTATCACCTCTACTCCAAATGGTATGAATCTATTCCATAGATTATTAACTGATGCTGAAAGACCTGAGGGTGATCCAATGAAGAATAACTATAAACCAATGAGAGTTTACTGGTATCAAGTGCCTGGTCGTTTTGTTACTTATATAAGACTTAATCCTCATAAGATGTATGAATATGGTGTAACTAAAGAAGAGATATTTGATTTAGTTAATCAGAAGTGGGGTAACCAAACAAAAGTCTTTATGGAATATAACATGGATTTACTAAAAGATGTTATCAACATCTTTAATGATGATAAATGTACAGATGAAGATGTTAAAAAACTTACTTTTATTGATAAGAATGGATTTGAAGTTCCTATTATGGCTATTGCTGAAGTAACAACTTGGAAAGAAGAAGCTATTAAGGATATTGGTGGTGAAGATGCTTTCAACCAAGAGTATGGTTTAAGATTTATCAATGCTTCTAAGTCATTATTAAATGAGGCAATCATTGATGATTTGTTGAAGAATAAAAAGAACTATCTACATGAGCCTATATTTGAATTTGATAAAAAATTAAAATTTAGTTATACAGACTTAAAGTGGGTTGATGATGATGATAGTTTTTTACCTCTTATGAGAAAAGATTATAAAATGGTTATATCTGTTGATATTTCTGAAGGTCTTGGTCAAGATTACTCTATTATAAACATATTTAGAGTTTCTGAGAAATCAAAAGATTTAATAGAGATGCAAAAAAATAATTATAAGTCTGTTGTTGATTTCTTTAGATTAGAACAAGTTGGTATTTATAGAAATAATTACATATCTGTTAAGCAATTAGCTGAGTTGCTTTATATGATTGTGTTTGAATATTTGAATCCTGATAACTGCAAAGTGGTTGTCGAGTTAAATAACTACGGTAATACTTTATTTGCTGAATTACCTCACGTCTTTGATGGTAATAATAACTATGGTTCGTCCGTATTTGTTAGATATAAACACAGAGCCGATGCTACTGAAGAAAAAGTGGGTTTAAAAGTGGGTGAGAATAAGAATATGATGGTTAAAGATTATCAAGAATTGATGCAAAGTAAGGGATTTGTTATTACCAATGAAGATAATATTAGGGAAATCACAACATTTGTCAAACATACTACATCAGCTGGTAATACAAGATATGCGGCAGATGTGGGACATGATGATACAGTAATGACCATTGTTAATGCTACTACAGTTTTTGGTAGACACGACTTTACTGAAATGGTAGAAGAGTGGTCTAGTAAGTTTGTTGATAAAGAATTTATGTCTTATGTTAATGAGTCCTTAAAAAATATGGACTATGTTGAAGGAGTTGACTATGGTCAAGTTCTAAAGATAAGAAAACAACAATTGAATAGATTCAAAGCCAATAACAATGGCTTTGGTGGAAATGGTACTAATTGGTTTGGTAAATAAAAAAGACACATTTCTGTGTCTTTTTGATTAATCGTTAGATTCCATTGTAGCACTTAAACCAGCATTCCTTAACTTGTCTTTCATATTTGAGATAGTTTCAATGTCTCCGTATTTAACATCACATTTTCCGTTATAGTGTATGATGTGAGCACATTGATTAGCTTGTTCATTTTCATGTTTACAAATTTTCATTAAACATGTAATAACCCAATCAAATGTATTGTAATCATCATTGTGTAGAATCAACTTATATGGTTTTGATAAAATTTCTTCTACCTTTGATTCGGTCTTCTTTTTAGTAATTGTTGCCATAAATTATTTTATTTTTCTGAGTATTATATATTATTTTGAGAAGTTTGTTTCTTTTGTTGTTTTATCTCTTTTTATAAATCTATTAAAGTAGCTACACAAAGGTTGAAGATTTGTATAGTGATTTAATGATATTATATCTTCTTCTGTTGATGCGCATCTTAGTGGTTTAATGTGGTCAATGTCCCAGGTTTTATTCTTTTCATATATTCCGTCAATTGGATTGCCGTAATTTTCCCATTTCATCCAAGGTTCGAATTTAGATTCTATGTGTATTTTAAATTCCTCTATCTGACATCCTAATATTTCTACACTTTTATATTTTTTAGAATAACCACTTCTTTTTAAAGAGTCTCTGATTATACTAGAAATAACATGCCTTAACTTATATAAGCTATCAGTCTTCATTTTATCTTTATGATACTTTGAATTAGCTTTTTTTACTTTGTCTTGGTTATTTTTTGACCACTCTTTTTTTATTTTATTTAATTTTTCTTTATTTTTTATAGCATATTCTTTATCTTTTATTTTCTTAGATTCTTTATTTTTTTGTCTAATTTCCTCCATTTTATCGGGATTTTTTTTAGACCACTCTTTTTTTTGTTTATTTAATCTTTCTCTATTCTTTCTTCGATATTCCTTATCATATAATCTTTTCTTTTCTTTTCTTTCGTCTAAATTCATGAGCACTTTTTTATTTATATATTAAAAAGTGCTCCTTTCTATCATCTTAAAAATTCTTAGTGGTTTTATTTATAACATCTATTACTGTTACATTCACATGTTGTTCCTCAGCCCATTCTTCAAACTTAATTAGATGCTCGTGTCTATCGTCAAAAAGTATAAATTCTTTTACACCAAGTTCTTCGATTTTCTCTTCAAACAATTTAGTTTTGAAGTTGTATGTATCACCACCCCAGTTTAAGTGAACCTCATCAAATGATAAATTGTGTTGATTTAGAATCTTCATAACATTATCAAGCATGCCTTCTTTCTTTTTAAGACGACCTGTTGCTAATATAACATAGTTATCGGTATCAGCTACTGCTTCTAAATATTTAGCATATACCCATTGATTTAGTGGAACGTAAAAGATTTCAGGATCGATGCTCTCAGGACGACCCCACCATCCGTTATAGGGCCAAACAGTTCCTGTTTTTTCTAGCCAGACTTTCTCACCTTCTTCAGGCTTTGGTGTGTGACATAATGTATCGTCGAAGTCGAATGATATTAATCTTTTGTAGCTCATATTTTAGTTTCTTGCTTTTAAATTATTTACAAATATATATAAAATTTCTCAAAAATAAAAGGTCGGTTTAGTAAAATAATATATATTTCAAAAATAAGAAGTTTTTATGAAATTAGACATTAAGTCAATTTTGATATTAGTATTACTTGGATTAACACTTTTATTTGGTTTTAAGTGGTTTTTTTCTGATGATAAAGCATCAAAAGAAAGAGTTAAACAATTGAAACAAGAATTCAAAGATTTAGAAAACCAAAAGAAAGCAGTTGATTTAGAAATAACATCTTGGAGAGCAAAGTCTGATAGTCTTAGACAGTTAGATATTAAATTACAAGCTGAATTAGCTAAACAAGAAGCTCAGACTAAGAAAGCTGAAATTGAAGCTAGTAAATCTAAAGCCAATTTAGATAAGTTAAGAGGTAATTTAGCGGAAACTCAACGTAAGATTAAAGAGATTAAGAATAATCCTCCTAATAGAACAGGAGATGCTCTTTTAGAATCATTAAAAAATAAAACAAAAAATTAATATGAAAAAGTTTTTATCACTTATAGTTGGTTTAGTGTTGAGTTTAAGTGCTTACTCACAATACTCACAAGCTAAAATAGATTATCCAAAATTTGAAACAGATTCAAATGGTCAGCAAGTTATTGTAATGACTATTGAACAAGCACAGTCACTTGACAATAGTACTGATTTATTGAATCTTTTAGAAAAGCAAAGTACTCAGATTGGTCAATATGATTCAGTTTGTGTTAAAGTTATCAATGATAAAGAACAAGTAATTGCTTCACAGAAAATGGAAATTGCTAAATTGAAAGAATCTATTAATAATAAAGATTTACAGATTAAAGCATTACAAGGAGAGGTTGCTTCTTATCTTAAAAAGATTCTTATTCTTGAAAGTGAAGTTGCTAATAGACAACAAGTTATTGACGAAAAAAGTTTACAATTAAGAAAAATGAAAACCAAAATGGTTGTTGGTGGTCTCGGTGGAGGAGTTGCTATCATAGGATTGGTACTAGGATTATTATTGATTAATTAAATGATAAAAAATGAGTTTTAATACTTAATATATAATCTATAAAAAATATTCAAATACAAATGAAGCATATTAGAACATATGAAAACTATCGTATTAAAAAGAACAGAGAAGAAATCATTAAAGAATCGGTTCTTCAAGTAAACGATATTTACAAAGTGAAGACAATGATTGATATTCCTCAATCTTTAATCAATGCTTATGTGAAAAAAGTAAAAGACACTACAGGTAAAAACCTACGCACGTTCTTTGGTGATGTCGATATTGCTGAAGAAATTGTAAAGTTTATTAACATGGATAACTTAGATGTTGAGAAAATTCCTGGTGGAGCTTTAATGGGTGGTGGTCAATCACAAACTCAAACACAGCCTCAGACTCAACCTCAAGTTCAAGTAGAGGCTCAACCTCAAGCACATCCTCAAGCACAAACACAAGAAGCTCCTCAAGCTCAGGCTCAACCAGCTCAAACTGAAGAAGCACCTGCTCAAGCTCAAGAAGCTCCAGCACAAGGCGAATTTGAAGAACCAGCACAAGGACAAGCTCAAGCACCTGCTCAAGGAGAAGCTCAAGCTCCAGCACAAGGTGAAGAAGAGCAAGAAACACAAGGTGAAGAAGAAAATAAAGAAGGTGAAGAAGAATTACCTCTTTAATCTATAAAATATTCAAAGAATTAAAACCCATCAAATATTTTGATGGGTTTTTTATTTAATATATACTTTATGAAATTCCTTAAAACATTTGAGAGTCATAGTAATGGAACATTAATTATAGTTGATGTTCAGAAATCATTTAGAAAGTTCTTTTCAGAAATGTATCTTAATGAATTAAAGAAGTATTGTAATAATTTTCAAAGTGTTTACCAAGTGTGGGATAATCATATAGATGGTAAGAATGTAGATAAGGATTATTTATATGATGAAACTCCAGTAATTCCTATTCATAAAGATCTTTATCACTTTCCTAATCAAAAAGAACTTATTGAAAAAAGATATAACTATAAAGTAGATGCTGACTTTTATAAGAAGATACTAGATAAAGAAGTTTATAACGAAATTTCTGATAAAGAAGATAATAGTTTATTAAAGAAAGGTGATATATTTCCAACTAAAGAAGGAACATATATTGTTTATGTTGGTAATAATCATAAATGGCACCATCTTAGTAAAAAGTTATATAATTTACTTTTAAGTTTAAGAAATGAGGCGGTTACTATAGTAGGTGGTGCTGATGGTGAATGTTTAGAGGATATTTATACTGCCGCCTTATCTTTAGGTGTTAAAATAAAAAGAGATTGGAAATTTATATACACTTCAACAAGTTGTCCTATCCAATAAATCTATTTCCTTTGGATAAATTATCTTTTGCCCATAATGGTTGAAAGTTTGAATAATGATTTAGTTTGTATATTTCCTCTTCAGATTTAGCATAGCTTATAGGTATTATATGGTCTATGTGCCATAATCCATAGTTTTCCCAATTCATGCCATCTCTAAATTTTAATTCTAAATGAATTTTTAAATCTGTAAATTTACAACCAATTATTTCTTCAGATTTTTTTGACTTTTTAATACCATTTGATTTTATGTAAGATGATATCATACTTCTTATGGTTGTTGATAATTTGAATATAATATCATCTTTTTTCTTATTTTTGTAGTATTTATTTTTACAATCATTACATTGAGCCGATAAACCGTTTTTCCTACTTTTATCCTTTATGAAATTTTTCTTGTTTTTTATATTCATACATTTTGTACAAACACTCTGATTTTCATCACAAGACTCAAACATCTTTCTAATTGTTCTGATTTTTGAATTTGGATCAGATTTTTTTAATTTTCTTTCTTTGCTTTTATCTAATAATACATCACGATTGTTTTTGTAGTATCTATTCACTCTATCTTTAGCTTCTTGAGTGTTTCTACATTTTCTACACTGTGATCTATAACCATCTTTAGAGTCAGATCTTTTTGAAAATTCTGAAAGATTTTTAATTTCTTTACATTTACTACATGTTTTCATATCTTATATATTAAAACACGAAAAGTTCCTTTTGCCGATTATTTAATAAAGTGTAATAAGTAAGGGTCTTTTGGATCAACAACTGTAGCACCACATCTTTGCCAGAATTTCTTACTATCTTTTGTACATCTTACAAAGACTTCATCTTCTAAATAAATATCTAAAATCTTCTTAGCTAGATATTCACCTAAACCTCTACCTTTAATATCAGGGAATGCTGACATTATTTCGGGTTTACCATAGTTTGAATTTGGATTAACTTCTATTTCTACTACAGGTTTTCCATCCAATCTTAATTGATAAAAATTGGTTTCACCTCTCTCAGCACCGAATGATGGCTTGAAAATAGTTTTATCACCGGCAGGAACTTTATAAAACTCAATGTTAGATATTAGTTCATTATCAATATAAGACTCAAATGTTTTTAAATACCTCATACATCTATATATAAAAATTAATATATATTTAAACTTTAATTATTTTATGCCAGCTAAAAGCCAACAACAATTGAAATACATTTATGCAATGAGACATAAATATGGTGGTAAGAAAAAATCTCCCAAAAATATGAAGTGGGTTTTTAATAAAGACTGGACAGATGGTGTTAAGATGAAATCACTTCCAAAGTTTGTTGAAAACGAATCTATAATGACTTTTGAGCAGTTCAAACAAACTCTTTAAGTTATAACAGCATATACATTATAGTCAGCTATTTGAAATAGTATCTCCATGTATTCTTGGTATCTTTCTGGATCATCATAAAAGGTAACTTGTAAGTCGTATGTTATTGAATCTAGTTCTGGAATATATTTATTTACTTGTTGTCTTAATTCGGCGGATATTGTTTCCGCGGAAAGTCTTGTTTCGTGCAAATATTTTGGTAAGTCTCCTCCAAAACCAGGCTCACATAATACTTCACCTCTATTAGTGAATATCATCATTTCCCATTTTTGTAGAACAACTCTAACAAGGTCATCCTCGATAATTTGAGTATCATTAAATCTTGGGTGCCCAGGATACTCAATATAAAAATCTGTAAAGTCAAAAGCCATAACATATATATTAATATATTATGGCTCTTTTGTTATAGTAAAATATCTCTAAACTTACCAATTATTGTTAAGCCTAAAACTATAGGATCTGTATTGGTCTCTAACTTTGATGAGTAGTCTGATATTATGAAATTACATTCGAATAGTTTGTCTATATTCTTACTTTCCGATATAGACCAGTCGATAAATGGTTTTCCTAAAAGCCGAACCATCACATCAATTTTTTCTGCACCAAAATTAGTCATTAAGAAGTGATATATTTTCTCATAGTCTAATGATTTATCATAAATACAAGAGTATAAATCTAATTTTACTTTGTTGGATACATTAGATGTGTTCTCGCCTAAACTACCAGTTTCTAAATAGTTTTGAACTTCAACCATTATAGATCTAAAGTCTGGAAACTTCTTAGTGATAATAGAAGCTAAGTCTTCTTTAGGAATCTCTTTGCCTTCTTTTGGTAGAATTACATTATTAATTCTCTTATAAACCTCTTGTTTAAGATACTTTTCTTCTTCAAGACTTTGACAGTCAAAGTTAATCTGAGGAATTCTAGATTTAATTCCATCAGAAATTTTATTTAAGTGGTTGGTTGTAATAATGAATCTAACATTCTTATTATATTTTTCAATAAATGCTTTGAAGGCATCTTGAAATTGAGCCGATACTCTTTCAAATTCATCTAAAAAGATGTATTTAATATCAGAGTCTGTCTCCATCATTGGAGTAAATTTACAGAAATCTTCAATCTCACTTCTTAACACATCAATAGATGTATATAAAGACGAGTTTAATTCAAGATATGGCTTATCCTTTGTGTATTTACCAATAAGAATTCTAGCCAAACTGGTTTTTCCGGTACCAAAGTGACCATAGAATATAAAGTTTTGGTTTATACCAAACTCAAAGTGTTTCCTGATTCTAGGTAAAAGAATAACATCCTCCATATTTTTTGGACGCCATTTTTCCCATAAAAGTAAAGATTTAACAGACATAATATTCAATTAGTAATAGGTATATAAATTCATGAAGAGAAAGTTTATATTTAATATATACAACTATGATTGGTGAAAGATTTAATTTTGAAGACGTATTTTTTAGAGACTTAACTGTTTGTGTTCTAGACACTCTAGAAGGTCAAATTAAATGGATTAACAGATTTTCATCTGGTGATGTCTTCGTGCAAGTGCCTTTTTACTACTCTTTAACCGGAGATGAAAGATTCCTTTTAGACTCATTTACTGATGATATAGTTTCTGAAAATAGATTTGTTGAATTGAATACTGATATGATACCAAGAGGTCATTTAACTATGACTGGTTTTAATATTAAATCTGACGAATTTGCCAATCCTAACGTTTGGTTAAGAATGGTTGTTGAGAATGAAGTAGAGATTAGAAAAGTAATTGCTAAAGTTAGAGCAGTTCCAATTACAGTAAACTATGATTTAGAAATATTATTAAGTTCCGAGATTGATACGTTCAAGTGTTCTCAGGCTATTATGGATACTCTTTGGTTATATAAGTTTATGTATTTTGAGTATAATTTTATGAATATAGATGCTGTTATTTTAATGCCAGATTCAAATCAAATTGAAATGGCTAGAGAGAAGAATCTAACATCTGATAATAATATTAAAATGAAAGTTTCTTTTACAGTTGAAACTTACTATCCTGCGTTTAGAAGTGATAGAATTAACGGCAAAGGTTATCCTCAATCATATGGTTCTGGTATGAGTGATTCTAATGGATTTGCTTTTTCTGGTGGTTATTCTGAATTTTTCAATCAACCAGGTCAGCCTCCTGCTTATGGGCAAACAGGTAGTTTCTATAACACACAGACAGCTTCACCAAATGATGCTTATGGTACTTTTACTAACTCTGATTATATGATAATATCTCCTAAGAGAACTAGATGGTTTAATAACATTCTTAAAGCTAGAGAAAAAGCATCAGGAAATATAATAAATCCAAACGGATCGCAGGGTCCAGCAGATGCTTCTAATCCTTAATATCCATAAAATTAAAAAATGGTAAAAAATGACTTTTTATCTATAATATATAGAGTATATAAAAAAAAATATTTTAAAATATGAAGAATCTTAAACTTGAGTTATTTAACTTCAAAAAGGACCTTACTCTTGACCAGGAGGAAGTTTCTGTGATAGTTGAGGGACATATGAATGCTTGTAATCAGTTATCTGAAAAGCAAATCATAGTTTCTCTTAACGATAGACTTAAACCATACACTTATGATAAGAGCGTTAAATCTCTTTTAGAGAATCTTAATGATGATATGAAAAGTTATGAATTATTATATGAATTGAAAAATTTATATAATGTTCTTAACTCTAAGAATCAAGGAGAACTTTACAGACAACCATTAAACGTTGTTCTTCAAACTATTAACTTAGAGACTGACCAAGATAGAATGTCAAAAATTCTTAATGAGTTAGCTATTTATGATTGGGTTCCGGAAGTTAAGTTATTCGTTCATAATTTGACTAAATCACCAGAAAAAAGAACTAATCTTTTAAGTGGTGGTAAAGCAGAATCTACATTCACTATTGTTGAACAAGTAGAAGATGGTCACGTTGCTTTAGTTAGAGATTCATGGTTCTTATTATCTGAAAATACAATTGAAAAAACATTATTAGAAAATCACGTTAAAGATGAAGAATCTTTAAAGTCTTTAAGAATGTTAGAAACAGCAATGAAATATGCTCAAGTCACAGAAGACAGAGTTAACTTCAGAATTTCTGAATACTTAACAGTTGGTCTTGCAGTTGGTAAAAAATCTGGTCTATTTATCAATGATGACGAAATGAACGAAGAAACAACATTAGAGTCTTTATTCTCTTCTCCAATCGTTCCAATCGTTAACAAAAATTTCTACCCTATTTTATTAGAAGTTTCTAAAAACTTAGATAAATTTGTAGAATTAGATGTTGTTAAAAGAGTTAACAACTTAATCAATCCCTACTTAGAATTATTTGCTTTTAATTACAAAAACAATACTTTTGTTTACAGATGTGATGAAAGATATGGTAACTCATTCTTCAAATACGAATCTGCTTTAGAATTAGTAAACGAAGTAAGAAATGAATTAAACTATGATTTAACTTATTTCTTTGAAAATAAATTAGATAAAGAATTAATCGTTAAGAGAAAATTAGAAGACAAAGAAAGAGAAATCACTTTGAAACTTGAAGACGTTAATTTTAACATCTCTAAAGTTAAAGGTTCTATCAAAATGATTGGCGAATCAGAAGTTTTAACTACAGCTCTTAAAAACTTAGAGAAAAGAAAACAAAACTTAGATACTGAGTTACAAGCTACTAAAGAACTTCAATACAACGAAAGAATTAAACTTTAATACTTAATATTAATAAAAATCCTCAAAGAAATTTGAGGATTTTTTTTTATTATGAAACTTTTTCATGTTGCATGTGTATAACATGAAACAAAGTCTCTAACTCCTAGAGTCTTAAAAAAATAAGTATTATGAATGTATCTAAACAACAAAGACTTATACATCGAGGTTATCGTATCAAAAGCACGAGGTAAACTTACAAGAAACGCAGAGAAAATGTTAGAATTACTTGCGAAAAAAACAATCAAGAAAATGAGATATTGGTCTAATGATGATAAATTAGACTGCTACCAATCAGGACTATTAGATATGTTCCAAAACTGGTATAATTTTAATGAGGATAAATCTGTTAATGCGTTCGCATATTTCACAGAGGTATTCAAAAGAGGAATAGCCAAAGGTTATAATGAACTTTATAAGAAGAAAGGTGATAATGAACACTTAATCAAGTTAATATCAATCGAAGGTTCAAACGATGGACAAGGATTACATTCACTTTAATCTAAAAACATTTGATATAGTAATGGAGCCTGCATTTGGTGTGAGTTCTATACCTATAACTATATTTCCTTCTCGACAGAAAAGAAGGAAGGAAAAAATTCAAAACATCTTTAAAATAAAAAAACCTCTCAATTGAGAGGTTTTCTTTTTTGTCATTTATGTTATGCTTCGGTTTCAACTTCAGAATAAACAGTTTCTAACATTCTATCAGATACTAAATAAGGATCACAGTTTGATGCTGGTCTTCTATCTTCGAAATATCCTTTTCCTTCAATGATCGCCTGAGCTGGAATTCTAATAGAAGTATCTCTTGTAGAGAATCCATAACTAAACTCATTGATACTTGAAGTTTCGTGAGCACCGGTAAGTCTTTCGCTATTGTGCAATCCATAAACAGCAATATGCTCTTTTTGGTTTCTGTCCAATTTCTCCATAGTGTCTTTAATTATTTCTAAACCACCTTCTTCTCTCATTTCTTTAGTAGAAAAGTTAACGTGACATCCTGTTCCGTTCCAATCACCTTTTAATGGTTTAGGGTGTAGAGAAACTTTAACATTATGTTTTTCAGCAACTCTTTGTAACAAGTATCTAGAAACCCATAATTGATCAGATCCTTCTAAAGCAGTAACTGGTCCAATTTGATATTCCCATTGTCCTAAGAGAACCTCAGCATTGATACCAGAGATATCTAAACCAATTTCCATACAAATATCCATATGTTCTTCAACAATTTCTCTACCAACCACATTATCTGATCCGATACCACAGTAATAGTCACCTTGAGGTCTAGGTTCTTTACTTGGATCTAAAGTAAATCCTAAAGGAATACCTTCACCAATGCCAAATGGAGTCATTGGTTTGTGTGTAAGAGTATATTCTTGTTCCCAACCGAACCAAGGAAGTTCTGATTTCTCACCGCCATTGATGTTCAATTCTTCAACTCTTTCTTCTAATTTTCTTCTGTTGTTTGTTTCGTGTGGTGTGCTGTCTGGATTAAGAACTTCACATAAAACTAATTTGCTGCCTTTGCCTCTAAATGGATCATTTGTTACAAAAACAGGTTTTAATAGACAGTCAGTATTTTTATCCTTACCTGACTTAGCTTGTAATGTTGAACTTCCATCAAAAGACCATACTGGATAGTCTGACGCGTTCATTGAATCAATTGCTTCGGTGATTTTAGTTTTACTTCTAAGTTGTTGAGGGTTAGAACCATCAAGCCAAATGTACTCTAATTTTATATTCATAAATGATTTGTTTTTTTATTTTATGTTTTTTACTAAACTTTGTTTAATACTAATTATAAAATACTTATTAAAATTTTATAGATGAATAAAGTAGTTTTACAACTTTGGGAAGAGTCTAATACTAAAGAAGGATTTCTTAGTGATGGATGTTCATTGCATTTTAATGTTGATGAAAGAGATATTTATCTATCAGTTGTCTATAATAATAGAGATAATTCGATTATTCCTAATGAATATGATAGAATTGTTGGTGATTGGATAGAGGTTTTTGTAGAAGATAAACTATTTAATATGATAGAAAGAGAAAAGTCTGTTAAAATTGATGAAGCCTCTTTTCAAAATCTATTAAAATTTGAAGAAATAATCTTTAATGAAGCTACTATATGATAACTCTATTTTATTTAATATCAATTTTATTTGCTCTTAATGAGATTTATTATGTTTTTAATAAATCAAAACTAGATACTAACTTTAAAAACTTAAATGTTAAGTCCTCAACTAAATTAGATATAGCTCATTACTTATTAAGAATTATGTTTTGGATTTGGATGATTGTAGGTATTTGGTCTTCTCAATCAGAACTATTCATATTTTTAACTACCTTACACTTAATTAGATTTCCTTTCTATCATTTAAGTAGAAGGCTCTATATAATTTGGACTAATATTTTACCAAGTATATCTTTTATCTTTGTACTTATAATATTGATTTATAAAATTAAAGGTTAAACTTCTTTAGATGTTGTTCAGTTATGATAATAAATTCATAACCTTTCTTATCACACCAGTTAATCATAGTTTCCCATTTGTTTTTATTCTTATAAGCCATTTTAAGGTCATATTCAAAGTTTTTCAACTTCTTCATTCCATTCTCAGGAACGACTAGGTTGCCTTCATTTAAGTCTTGAACCATCTTATACTCTTTGAACGGTTTAACCTCTACAACGACTTGTTTGAGTACTCCTTCAGAGTTTCTCATTTCATAATAGAAGTCTGGATAATAACAATGTTCTTTTATTTTAGTATCACCATTATCAAAGTGTGTCATTTGGTAAGGTATTCTCATACATTCAGCGCCCCACTTAGTAATAGTTTTATTATTATCTAACCAAGTCATTATTTTCTTTTCCCAAGAACTTCTATAATAAACTCCACCCTGAGTATTCAATTTAATTACTTTGTCTTTATATTTTGGTATATAGTTACCTTGATTATAATTAGCGTTATTTGGTTTTGAATTTAACATACCTTGGATTAGTTTATTTTATATATAAAAGAAAACAGATTTCCATGGGAGAATTAGTAGATAGAATAGGATTGAGAATGTTAGTTGATGGTGATGGGTTAGCTGATAACTTCAAAAATAACTCATTATACTTCTATAATAAATATCAAGCATCTGATGATAACGTTACTTCAGTTGATGTTAGTAGTATTCTACCTGGTGGATTTTATCACTTTCATTACTTAGACGACTCTAATTGGATGATGTATTCGCCTGTATTTGTTACTAATTTTAAAAAGATATCAAATCAAATAATAATCTTTGGTGTTAATTTTAATTTTATTCCTTTAGAAGTAAGAGCTTTCTTATTTGATAATTTTATGATAGAAGAAGATTTTGAAAAAGATAGATTATTAAAGGTTAATTATGAAGGCATGTATGCTGAATTAATTAAATATGGCTTTGAATATGCTTTGGTTGAGTATAATGCTATACAAATAAAATTTGTTCATAAAATAAGTGTAGAAACCGTTCCGAGATTTTTAATTTCAGCTCATCCTAAGAATAAATATGATCCTGGTAAGTTATTTGATATATGGAAAGCTAAAATAGGTGATAAGAGTAAACGAAATCAAGAGATAATGAAGTCTATGATTGATGACTTTTATGACGTAAGAGGTCAAATTAATGAAAAATATGTTTTACTTAAAGACCATATTAAAAGAATACAAAATAGTGCGAAAAAATATGGTGGTAAATAAATAATATATACACTATAAAAATTATAATTCTAAATGAAACATTTAAGAAAATTTGAAGAACTTGACTACTCTACATATATGAGTGCTGCTGATAAGCTAGCCGCTTACGGACAAGCTGATAGAGCTAAAGATATTAGAAATCACGCAGTTGATATGTCTAGAAAGGCAATTGATAGTATGACTTTTGGTATATTGGTTGGTAATGTTAGACCATTTCCTGATGCTAAATTCACAAGCTTGGATATATTTAGGTCAGGTAGTGGTTGGATTATGAATTCTGTATTTCAATCAGGTAACAATACACATAAAATAACTTCATCTGTTTCTCCTACAGGAGATATAACTTGGTTGGAAGGTAATAAATTTTTAGATAGAAGATCTGTTTTGAATTTTCAAAAAATGATAGTTAAGTTATGTGAATCAAATGGTGATTTACAATCATTCTTATCAGAGAATGGATTAAGTTCAGAAGACTTAAAACCTGTCCTGAGAACGTTCTATGTATAATACTTCAAGTGAAACCTACAATAAAATGTAGGTTTTTCTTTTTTAATAGTGTCTTGGAGGAAGATTAAAAATTTAATATATAAACGAAATACTTATTTTAAAATAAATGGCATCTTATAATCAATTTAGCGCCGGCTCGGGTCAATCAAATTTTACTTATACCAACAGTGCTGTTGAAAATAAAGGACTTTTTAATAGAATTTTAAGAGGTTTATCATCATATGGTATGAACTATGATGATATGATTGTTAGAAACCAAGTTGGTATTGGTATTAACGAAGACCCATTTGCAGCTAGAGGAAATTCAATGTATGACTTCTTCTCACAAAGAGCTGTAGCTTCTGTATTAAATAGAAAATCAATTCCTTATTTAGATAAAGCATATGCTGATAAAAGAAGGATTCTAAGAGAGTACTCAATCAAAGATGAGATTAGAGATTTTGTTAGTTCATTAGCTGATGAAAGTATTGTTTATAATGATGAAAGAGATTTCTGTTCACCTAAACCATTAGGTAATGATTATTCGCAAGAAATTAAAGATAAGTATCAAGAGTATTTTGAAAAGATTTATAATAAGTTTGGATTCTCTGATAGTATCACGGCTTGGAATATGATGAAGGATTTTCTTATCGATGGATATATCGCTTTAGAGATTATATATGATGATAAAAAGAAAAATATTATTGGTTTCAATAGATTAAGACCAGACACTTTAGTTCCGGCATTTGAGCCAACTATTGGTCACTTATGGATTCAGTTTCCAGAAGATCCTCAATTGAGAAGAATCTTCTTAGACTCTCAGATGGTTTATATTTCTTATTCTACTCAAAATGATTATTCAGAAACATCATATGTTGAAGGTTTAATTAAACCTTATAACCAATTAAAGATTCTTGAGCAAACAAGAGTAATGTTTAATATTATTAATGCTACAGTTTATCAAAAGTTTACTATTCCTATTAAAGGCTTATCAAGACAAAGAGCTGAAGAACAAATTGGTCAATTAATCAATGATTATTCAGAAGAAGTTGAATGGGATGATTCATTAGGTACATTAACTATTAATGGTGCTAAACACTTACCTTATAACAAACAAATTTGGTTTCCTGAAGGAGATGCTGGTACGCCAGCTATGGAATTAGTTTCACCTGAAGGACACAACTTAAATGAGTCAGATATGTTGACTTGGTTCTACAATGCTCTGAAAAGAGCTTCTAAGATTCCTTTCCAGCGTTTTGATAAAGAAAATGGTGGTGGTAACTTAATCAATGACTCGGCTGATATGACGAGAGATGAAATTAAATTTTATAATTTTATTAATAGATTAAGAGCCAACTTCAAAGAACTTATCGTTAAGCCTTTGAAACTACAAATGTTAATTGAATTCCCTGAGTTAAAAGATGATGAGGTTTTAGTAAATCAAATCGATATTAACTTTAATTCAAATCAAGTGTTTGAAGAGTGGAAGAAATTAAACAACTTGGCTAAGAAAGCTGAAATCTTTGGTACATTAGTTGGTATTATGAATGGTGAAAAGCCTTACTTCCATATTGAATACTTAATTGATAATGTATTTAAATTGACTCCTGAAGAAAAAGCTGAGAATCAAAAATATTGGGCTAAAGATGCTGCTGGTGTTGCCGCTGGTGGTGCTGAGGGTGCCGCTCCTGCTGAAGGTGGTGAAGCCGCTCCTGCTGAAGGTGGTGAAGCCGCTCCTGAGGCACAAGCCGCTCCTGAGGCACAAGCCGCTCCTGAAACTCCTCCTGCTGAAGGTGGTGCTGAAGGTGGTGGAGAATTTGAATTCTAAAACTTACTATAAAAAAGAAAGCCTCTCAATATTGAGAGGTTTTTTTATGCTGTCATTTTTGGATAAATAAAGTAGAAGGATTTGACTTGGTTATCTACTATGTTTTGTTTGAGTTCTAGTTCAACTCCTGATTCAATCAAGTCTCTGATAATCTTACCCCATTCAGTAGTCATTGTTTTAATTGTTACTTCTAATTCTAAAACATTATTACCTTTGAGTATAAACTTCATAAACTTTATGGCTGATGATGCTTTTTTAAGCACTTCAAAGTCGTCTGTGTCATCAACAAAAACATTTACATACATAACACCGTGAGCATGACCTGATATATCTAAAGTAAACTCAATCTTTTTATCTTCTAAAACAGAGTTTAGTTTAATCTCTCTTTTATATTGAGACCAGTTATTAAAATTAGATAATAATTTCTCGTATTGTTCCAAGGTATTATTATCTAATTCAATATTAAAAGATTTTGTTATACTCTGTCCATCCATTTACAATAAAGTAAAATCTATTTGTTTTCTTTCTAAGTCCACAGACTTAACTACAACTTTAAGAGGATCTCCTAATCTGATTTTTTCACCCATTTCACTTGTTATAGTGTAATTAGTTGTATCAGCTGACCATTTACCTTCAAGAGATTGATATCTAACCATTCCTTCACATTTACTTTCAATTAATTCAACATACATACCCCAATCGGTTACACCTGAAACAATACCATCAAATACTTTCCCAATCTTATCTAAAAGATATTCAGCTTGTTTGTATTTAATTGAATCTCTTTGAGCTTTAGCCGCAACCAATTCTCTAGCAGAACACCATTTGGCTTGCTCTTCAATCTTACTAGGATTGCCTTGAGATTTCTTATCTAAAAAGTCTAATAAAATTCTATGTGTGATTAAATCAGGATATCTTCTGATTGGTGAAGTAAAGTGAGAGTAGTGAGTAAATCCTAAACCATAGTGACCAATGTTCTTAATTGTATAAGTTGCCTTAGACATGCATCTAGTAACTAAAGTCTCAATCATATTTTCTTCAGGAGTTTCTTTAATCTCTTTTAATAATCCATTTAGAGTCTTTTTGATTTCAGTTGAATCATCATATATTTCTATATCGTATCCAAACGTTTTACAAACACCAACTAAAGCATTTAACTTTTCCATATTTGGCGTATCGTGAACTCTATATACATTTGCCCAACTAGCCTCTGATAAAGTTTTAGCAACTGACTTGTTAGCTAATAACATAAATTCTTCAATTAACTTGTTAGCTTCTTTTTGTTCTTTGAAATAAACACCAATTGGTTTCTTATTATCTTCAGCTAATTTGAATCTTACTTCAATACCACCCATTTCAATGGACCCTTCTTTGATTCTTTTCTTTCTAATCTTTCTAGCTAAAGTATCAAGTAATCTAATCTCAGTTGAATAATTACCATCATTACCTTCGATGATTTCTTGAGCTTCTTCATAAGCATATCTTCTATCAGAGTGAATAACGGTTTTACCTTGCCAAGTATTTAATATATTACCTTCATTATCTAAAGTAAAGATAACAGAGAATGCCAATCTATCTTCGTTTGGTTTAAGTGAACATATACCATTACTTAAACGTTCTGGTAACATTGGAACACATCTGTCAACTAAATATACTGATGTGGCTCTTTTGAAAGCCTCATCGTCTAATTTAGTTCCTGGTTTAACATAGTGACCTACGTCAGCAATGTGAACTCCTACTTCAATCTTATTATCGTTGATAATATTAACTGATAAGGCATCATCAAAATCTTTAGCATCAACTGGATCGATTGTTAAAGTTGTTATACCTCTCATATCTTTACGAGAATTGATTTCTTTTTCAGTAATAACTTCAGGCACTAAGAAAGATTCGTTGATAACATCTTGTGGAAATTCAATAGGTAAACCATACTCAATCATAATTGAGTTCATTTCTGTATTATTATCTCCAGAATCTCCTAAAACTCTTGTGATTTTTCCTTGTGGTGATTTAGTATCTTCCCACTTTATTAACTCAACTACAACCTTTTGGTCGTGTTCGGCTTTTAATCCGCCTTTAATATAGAAGTCTACCGGAACTTTATTACTATCAGGAACAACAAATATTGTTTTTTTACCTATTTGTACTCTACCGACATACTCAGTCTTAAATCTTGAAACAACTTCAATGACTTTTCCTTCTAATTTTCTTTCAGCCTTAAATATTTGAATCTTTACTTTATCTAAGTTTAAAGAGTTGGCTGTGTTTTTCTTGTAGATAAAGACTTCCTTGTCTTCCACTACTAATGATGCGTTACCGTTTGTTGAGAACTCAATTTGTCCTTCGTAAACATCACCTTCTTTTAATTCTATCATATATGAGTATTCTATTTAAGAAACCTCATTTTGTTTATCTCTTTTTGATATATTATCCACACCATACTTATCAATAAGTGTTTTTTTCATCTTACTAAGAACTTTCTTATTCTGTATTGGGTAGTCAACTCCAAAGTTTTTTCTTAAAGTTTCTTTTCTTTTAGATTCGGAGCATTTTCTACAATAATATTCACCGAAATTGTTATCATATTTAACATAGTTTTTAAATATTACCTCTTTTTCAATTCCGCATACATCACATTTGCATTTTATTTTATAATGTGATCCTTTTGACATTAATTCAATTGGTATTTGAATAGTTTCCCCAATTGCCACATCATATCCTAAATCATCATAGTACTGATAATTTGACTCATTAATTTTTATCTCTATCTCTCTTGTCAGGATCATAAAAAACCACTCAATTTCTTTTATTTATTAATTTATGACCTTCTCCTCCATTGTTTTATACATCCTAAAGCCGGACTGAACCTCCACATTACTATAAACAATCCACCTTTGTTTTTTTTGAATAAATGAGGTGTAATATATACACTATATTTTAAAAAATAATAAACTTAAATGAAACCAGTATTAATTATAGAAAATTCACAAAACTCTCTTATTAGAGAGAATAATGGTTCACAGAAGAAGGATTATATTTTAGGTGGTACTTTCACAGAATTTGGTGTTAAAAACCGTAATGAGAGAATTTACACTGCTGATAAATTTCTTCCAGCTTTGGACGAATTGAATGAAAGAATGAACAGCTTAGGTGTTGTTTATGGTGAGTTTGACCATCCAGATGTTTTTGATACATCTTTATCAAGAGCGTCTCACATCATCACAAAAGCTAACTATGTAAAAGAGTCAAATCTTGTTAGTGGTGAAATTAGATTACTTAACACTTATTGGGGTAAAGAAGCAAAGGCATTAGTTGATGACGGATGTCCTGTTTTTGTTTCTTCAAGAGCGGCTGGTATCACTGAATCAGATGGTACTGTTTCATTGAAAAAATTATTTACATATGATATCGTTGCTGATCCGGGTTTTGCTTCTGCTAAAATGTCGGTTAAGAATATCAACGAATCATTAGGATATAATGAAAACTCTAACTTTAGGATATATGAAATGTCCGATGAGTCCAAAATAAATCAACTATTTGATATGAACAAAAATGAATTTGTTACAAAGCAACAGTTAACTGAATATTCACAGTATTTAGTTAAAGAATTAGCTTCTACACAGAAAGAAGTTAAAGGTGCTCTTACTAAAGGTAATTTGTCTCCAAAGAAAATGGAGCAACTTTTAGAGTACTATGAAGAGTTAAATTCAACTAATGCTCAAGTTGTTAAGTATTTAGATTATTTGGCTGAAAAAGTTCAAATTATGGTTAATGAAAACAAGTCTTTAAAGGAAACTACTGACAAACTTATTAAGCACAATGACTACTTAGCTGAAAATTTAGAAAAAGCTGTTAACTACTCTGAATATTTAGCTGAAAACTTAGACAAAAATATTGAGTACTCTGAGTACTTAGCTGAAAACTTAGATAAGAATATTTCTTATTCTGATTATATCGCTGAAAACTTAGATAAGAATATTTCTTACTCTGAATATTTAGCAGAAAACTTAGACAAGAACATTGAGTACTCTGAGTACTTAGCTGAAAATCTTGATAAGAATATTGCTTATTCAGAATACATCGCTGAAAACTTGGATAAAAACATTGCTTACTCTGAATACATTGCTGAGCACGTTGATAACTCAATTGCTTACTCTGAATATTTAGCTGAACACGTTGAAGGTAACATTGCTTACTCTGAATACATCGCTGAACATTTAGATGATAATATTGCTTACTCTGAATATATTGCTGAGAATCTTGATAAATCAATTAATTACCAAGGAATGATAGTTGAAAAATTAAATTCTGGTAAATTAAATGAATCAATGAATGAAAATGAGGAAGCTTTTCCTTCATTACAATCAGCTGGGTTTGAAAACATGGAAGAAAAAGAAGAAGAGTGTGGTCCAAACAACGAAGAAGAAAAAGAAGAAGAGTACAATGGTATTCCTTCAGGAAACATGGAAAACTCATATAATAAAGAAGAAGGTAACACTTCAAATGAAGAAGAAAAAGAAGAAGAAGCTCATGATTATGAAGTAACTGGTAACAGTGATTCTGAATTATCTGAGTCTATCGATAAATTAATAGAAGAAGCTAAAAAACGTAAAGTTTCTGAATCAACTGACTTGAATTTCCTAAAATTCTTAAACAAGTCACAAGTAGATAGTTACTACGCATTGTCTGACGAAGACCAAGAGGCTGTTAAATTTCACATAAGCGAAAGAAATTACTTCACATCTAAAGATGTGTTAAGCCTAATCGCAGAAGCGCTATCATCAAAGAATGAATCTCTTGAAGAAAGAGTTATCAGATTAATGCCTGAAAACACTAAGGCTATCTGGAGTCAAATGAACGAATCAGCTAAAAAATCTATCTTATCACAAGCTAGACTTTATCCTGCTGAAGTTTTAATGACTGAATCACAAGTTGAGCATTTCTGGTTAACTAGAAAGCTTAAAACAAACGGGTCTGTAACTAAAAAGTTAGTAGCTCATGAAAGTTTAATACAAGAAGATAAACTTTCTGATAATGACGTTACTGCAATTATGGAAAGATTCAAAAACATTTAATCTATAAAAAATCCACACTTGAAATTATTGAAATTTCGAAGGATAATATATAGATAAACACAAAAAAAAATTAACAAAATTATGTCACACATTAGAATAGACAAATCAAAAGCAGTTAAGAAATGGTCTCCAGTTTTAGAGAACATGGGCGTAGCTGAAGATAGAGTTGAATGGATGTCAGAAATGGCTGAGTATCACTCAATCAATGAAAATGCGTATGTAAACGCATCAAACGTAGCAGGTATGGGATCTGTATTGAATCCAGTTATTGGTTCATTAGCAGGTAACGTAACTGGTAACGGTAACGTAGCAGGTTCAGGAGACGTAGGTCAGAACTTACTTCCAGTTGCAATGAAAATTGCTGCTCAAACAATCGGTTTGGATTTAGTTGCTGTAAAGCCAACTCCAGGTCCAAAAATCGACTTACTTTATATTGATTTTCAATATGATGATATCGATTCAACAACAAACGAAAGACCTCAAGTATTCAAATTATCTGCTGATAATATTGCAGCTATTGATGCACAAATTGTATTAGACGTTGCAGGTGCTAATGGTTTAGCAGTACTTAGAGAAACTACTGGTGGTTTATCTGGTGGTAGATTATTCTACGGTCTTACTGCATCAGGTGCTTACAAAACTAATACTGAACCTACATCTAAAACAAATATCGTTGAATTCTTAGGATTCTCTCGTATAGATGGTTTACCAATGTTCAGAGCTTACAGACAAGCAAATACTTCAGGTAACTTTGCTACTCCTCACTTTTTTGATGCTACATTAAATACATTCCCTCAAACTGGTACAATGGTTTCAGCAATTGTTAGAATTTCTGGTATCAACGTTACTAATCCAGTTATTACTTTAGTATCTGCTTTAGAAGATCATATCCCAGGTTTCTCTGCAAACTGGACATCTGCTGCTGCTGGTCAATCTTCTGGTCAATATCCAATGGGTCGTCTTGCTGATGATCAATCATACTCTGGAGTTATCGGACCAAAAATTTCTTCTAAAACTGTTGCAGTTGGTACTATCGAAGTATCTTCAGCTCTTAGAAGAACTGAAATCGAAGATATCAAAGCTAACACAGGTATGGATATCGTTCAAAAAATGGAATCTATCCTTGTAAACGAATTATCTCAAACAATATCTAAACAAATTGTTGCTAAGATTTTCGAAATGGGTGATCTTAACAGAACATCTGCTCCATTAAATGCTTCAAGTGTTTCTATTTTTGACTTAAACACTAACTATGCTACTACTTCTGGTAATGTAGGTGGTGAGACTACTCACGCTGTACAACGTAAGTTAATCACTAAGATTGCTCACGCTTCTAACTTTATTGCTACTGAAGGTCGTGTTGGTCCTGCTCAATACCTTATCACAAACGGAGGTCTTGCTGCTGCTTTACAAGATATCGCTGGTTACACAATTAACCCAGTTAAATCTAAATTAAACGGACAAGGTCAATTATACCCTGTAGGTTCAATCGGAGACATCTCTATCTATGTAGATCCATATATGAGATATAACGATAACAGAATCGTATTAGGTCGTAAGAACAACCCTGACCAACCAGGTATCATTTTCGTACCTTACTTAATGGCTCAGTCTATCTCAGTTATCTCTGAAGCTACATTCGCTCCAAGAATGTTGTTACGTTCAAGATATGCTGTAACTGAAGTTGGTTGGTACCCACAAAAACAATACATGACTATTGTAGTTACTGACGCTGCTCAGTTATTAAACTAATCAATAGTAATATTGGAAATATTGAAAAAAGACCCTTTATGGGTCTTTTTTCTTTTTAAAGAATTTCTAATTAATATATACAGTATGATAAAGAAATTTAATTCATTTAACGAATCTAAAAAAGATAAATTTCCTAATATTCAAAAATTAGAAATTGAAGGATTTGTTGTTTATGTTGGTAAAGATGCTAAATCTAATGACCATCTAACTTTTAATGTTGCTGATAAAGAAGATATTTGGATGCACGTTAAAGGTGTTCCAGGTAGTCATGTTGTTATTCGTGTTAGAGAGAATCTACCTACTGAAATAGTTATTAAATTAGCCGCTCAATTGGCTAAAAAGAATAGTAAAGCTTCTAAAGATGATAAAGCAACTGTTGTTTATTGCCAAAGTAGATTTGTTAAGAAAGAATCAGGTATGAATGATGGTCAAGTGAAAGTAGATTATACAAATTCATATCAAATTGTAGTTTAATATTTAATATATAATAACATATAAAATAAAATAAAAAATGGCAGATACTAAAGAACCTATAAGAATTAAATTTTCTCAAGAACTTCATGATTTATTAAAAGTTTTAGAAGATGAGAATAGCTACATCGCATTTGAAATGCTTTGGTTAAACGAACCTAATTCTAAATATAATAATGGTCTAGGAATTAGTGATGTTAATATATCTAAAACAAAATCTTGTTTAGATGTTACATCTACAATTAATGGTGTTGTTGATGGTAAAGTTCATCCTATGAAAATAGAAAACTTTCTAAAATTCTACTTTAGGAATTATTTTCAAACGGCTGATATTAAAGATTTTATTGAACAATATGATATATTAGCTGGTGGTGGTTCAATTGAAAGTATTGCTGTTAATAGAATTACACCAGAGCCTTTTAATTATAATCCTAAAGACGTTAGAAGTACTTTTATTTCATTAGTTACTAAGACATATCCTCATGGACATGAAGAAGAAGTAATGGCTTTTATGCCTAAATTAGATAAAGATATTGTAGGTAACTATTATAAGATTATTGGTGAGAACCCAACAACTATGTTTACATCTCACTTAGATACTGCTGATAGAAAACAAGGTATTACTAAGCTTCTTTCTAAAAAAGATGATAAAGGTGATGAAATTATTTATACTGATGGTTCTACTATATTAGGCGCAGATGATAAATCAGGTGTTGCTGTTATGTTATATATGATGGCTCATAATGTACCAGGTCTTTATTATTTCTTTATGGGAGAAGAAAGAGGTGGTATCGGTTCGGGTTTATTATCCTCTGTTTATGAACAAGTTGAATATGTTAAGAATATTAAGAGATGTGTTTCTTTTGATAGAAGAGATGTTTGTTCAGTTATTACTTCTCAATTAGGCAGAACTTGTTGTTCTGATGAATTTGGAACTGCTTTAGCTAAACAATATAACGCAAATGGTCTTAATTTATCATTAGATCCTACAGGTATATACACAGATTCTGCTTCATTTTTAGAACAAATTGCTGAATGTACTAACATATCTGTTGGTTATTATAGTGAACATACGGGTAAAGAAAGACAAAATATTAATTTCCTTGAAAGACTTGCTAAGGCTAGTGTTCAAGTTGATTGGAATTCATTACCAACAGTTAGAAAAGTAGGAATTGATGAAGAAATCATTAGAAAATATGGTAAGTTAATTAACGATATAAAAGCAACACCGTTTGGTATTGATGTTAAAATAGCGTCTGACAGAGCTACCACATTTATTCAATGTGATTTAGAAGAAGGTTATATTGATGAAACATATGAGGCTTTAACAACATTACAATTCTTATTAAACAAACACAAAGTAAGTCAGAAAGTATATTTTGACGCCGAATACATAAAAATAGATTTACTATAATGAAACTTAAAAAATTTAATCAATTATTTGAACGTGAGGGATTTGATGATATCGATGGATATGATTACGAAGACGATTATGATTATTCAAGAGAAGATGAATATAAAGGTGAGGATGAAGATGATTCTGATGATGATGATATGTCACATCTTTGTTATCTTTTAAGATCAATGTTCAATAATAGTAATATAGATGTTAATGTTGAGAATAGTGGATTAGATTTATCTATTACAGCACGGTTTGCTAGAAGAGAATCACTTAGTGATATTGTTAAAGTATTTGAAGTTATTAAGAAAATTAAAAAAGATATTTTAGCTCAATACTCTTCGTCTTATGAAATGTGGGAAACTAAATCTGGTTCACCTATGATTACATTTGAATTTATGTTAGAAGATGATAATGATAAAGATGGTGTAGTTACAGATGATAAGGATGATGATTATCCTTGGTAATTTTTAAAATTTATAAACTTTTTTGATATTTCGAATATTATATATATATTTGTAGAATAATATACACACTTGGGGATGTTTTTTAGAATTGATTTGCGGAGTGGTGGTGATTATGCGGGTATCGGGTTGTCGTATGACCGATTAATAAATTAGATGGTAAAGTCGTAAATGGCAAAACAAACGAAGTAGCTAGCAATGAAGATTTAGTATTTGCACTACAAAACAACATGATCTTGGTAGAAGATCTAATGACTGTCTAACAACAGTTCATTATCAAAAAATTCTCCAACTTGTTTCACACAAGAATAAAAGAGTGAAATGGTTTTTTGTTACTTTTTAGAGTTTCTCAAAAAAAGTAAAAAGTTTGTAAGTTTATAAAAATTTACTACGCCTGTGAATGAATAATTATTAACAACCGAAAAAGACACGTTGGGCAGTACAACGTCATCTCCACAAGAACAAAGACCAGCGATGGTCTTTTGTTATTTTAAACAGTTAAACTTTATTAATTTGATTGATATAATAACTATGATTGATAAATTTGAAGGTCGTTATAGATTCTTATCCAATTTCTATCCGTGTAAGATAGAACATCAAGGAATTACATATCCCTCTGTTGAAAACTTTTATGTGGCTATGAAGGTCAATGATCAACAACTAATAAATGGTAGATATTATACACCCGGTGATTTTCGTGAAATGATTGCTAAAGTTATTAATCCAGCTGAAGTTAAAAGACTTGGTTCCAAAGTGAAATTAAGAACTGGTTGGGATGAAAAGAAGTTAGAAGTTATGAACTGGGCTGTTCGTCAAAAATTCAAAGAAGAAACTTTATCAGAAATGTTACTATCTACCGGAGACCAAGAGTTAATCGAGGGTAACTGGTGGCGGGATTTTTACTGGGGTGTTTGTAATGGCAAAGGTGAAAATCATTTAGGTAAAATTCTTATGCAAGTTAGAGAAGAATTAAAATTATCAAATCAAAAACCTTCAATCGAAGATATAATAAAAGACAAAAATAAATTAAATTAATATGGCATGTATCTCATACTTTGGCGGCAAGAGCTCCAATGTTTTTATTGAATTCATAAATTCAAAAATCCCCAAAGACGGTAGTATTAAAACCTACATAGAACCATTCTCTGGTTCAATGGGAACGTATATGGACGACCCAAACTTAAAGTTTGATGTAGTTGTCTATAACGATAAAAATCGTCACCAGACGAATCTATACAAGTGTTGTACTCAACCAGAAGAATTCGTTAAGTATTTAGAAGCTTTGAAAAGAACTTTACTTCATACCGATGAAACTGATCCATTGAAGAAATGGGATTTCTATAAAGAGATTTACAAAAGATATATTAAGAATGATTTCTTAGATAATATGGATTTTGAGATTGGTGATTTCAAAAAAGCGTCTATCTATGCTTTCTTAATTACATCAGCACATAACTCAGTTTATCCCCGTGGTGCTGGTTTCAATGGTTATAAAAAAGATAAAGACCGTTTGAAGTTAGAAGTTCTTATTGATAAATTGAAAAAGAACAAATATACATCTAAATTGGCTACTATTACTGACTTCTATAATATTGATTTTGAAGAATTAATCAATCAATATGATGCTGAAGATACTTACTTATATTTAGATCCTCCTTATCACAGACCTGATGAGAATGGTGATGATGATGCTAAGAGATTATCTTGGTATGGTGCTGATAAAGAAGGTATGTTTGGACCTGCGTCACATAGAAGATTATTGGATTTAATTAAGAAATCTAAATCTCGTTGGTCATTATCATATTACTATTTCCCTTTGTTAGAAGAATTGTTACCAAGAGATCAATACATCTGGACTGAAAAAGAAGTATTTAGAAGTTCGGCACAAGGTGGTAATAACTCTGAAGGTAAAGGTGAACAAGCCAAAGGTGTTGAGTTATTGATTTTGAATTACGATCCAGTTACTGGTAAAAAACTAAACATTCAAGATGTCATATAAATTCGAGTCTGAAGAAATACTAGGTATAATTAAAGGTATATTAGATACTAATCTAGCCCATACTGATAAAGGATCCTCACATACTTATACCGGTATGTATGAAGAAATATTATCACAATATAAAAATAAAGATTGTACATTATTAGAAATAGGTGTACAATCTGGTGGGTCTGCCTTACTTTGGAGTAAGTATTTACCAAATGCTAAATTATCTTTTTCTGATATTGACCAACTTAATCAAGTGATAATTGATATGATTGGAGATAAATGTATCTTTCACTTAGGAGATGCTTATTCAGATTATGGATTTAATGCTATTAAAAGTGCTAGACCTGATGGATTTGATGTTATTATTGATGATGGTCCACATACTTTACGATCAATGATAGAATGTATTAGAAGATATTTACCAATTGTTAAAAAAGAAGGATATCTTATAATTGAGGATGTTCAAGATATTCACTGGTGTGATATATTACAAAATGAAGTCCCTTTAGAATATAGAAAAAATATTGAGATTGTTGATACTAGAAATTTCAAAAATAGATATGATGATATCGTGTTTATAATAAAAAAATAAATATGGAATACCCTTTACCGAGACAGAGATATAAGCATTATAAAGGTGGTACTTATGAAGTAATTACTTTAACCACTCATACAGAAACAGGAGAAAAGTTAGTAGTCTATAAGTCTATAAATTTTGGCTCTATTTATGCTAGACCTTTAGATATCTGGAACTCAACATCGGAAGATGGGCAAAAAAGATTTGAATTGATATGAGTAATAATATAGTTGATTTATTTAATAGTAACTCAAAGGAGTTTATTATTACTCAAAGTTGGATGATTGAGAATAAAAATCTTACTAATTTTGAGACTAGGAAGTTTTCAGTTCCGATCTTAACATCAGAAATGAAAAATGAATATCTTAATATAGATATGAGTGCTTATTTGATTAATGCCATTAAAAGTGAAATTAGTCAAGATGTAAATAAGTTATTTAATAGAAAATTATTTACTACTAATAAGTTTGACTATTTAGATTTAAGACATGACGACTCTTTAATGACTGGTAGAAAAAATCTTGAAAAATTAGTTAGTTTGATACTTAGTAATGACTACAAGAATTTAATTACCACTGGACTTATATCTTCTGAATTACAAAATAGTGTGGCTTTTATGTCTTATATGACAACAAATGACTTAAAGACCATTGGTTTGTCCGAGTTTTGTGGTCGATTGAGTGGTCGTGTTGAGGTTTATAATGATCCATATATGAAATATGATGATGGTAGAATATGTTTATTCAATGGAGTTGAATTCAATATAGGTGAAATGAAGGCTTACGAATCTACACCTTCAAGTTTATTGGGTTCTAGAATTGTTATAGAGTATAATATTGATTATAATGTAGGAGATTCAAAATTAATCTTTGTTATTGAGAATGAAAACTCTGAGGCATTTAAACAATATAAATGGCTACAAAGAGATATAAAAATTGATAATATTTTAGATGGCAATAGCTTGTAATCCCAGTGTATTTAGTATAAATAACGCCTCAAACTCAACCGCTATTAATGTTGATTCTGATGGTGCTACTATTGTTAGTAAGTTAGTCTTATTAGATGAGAAAACTGGTAATAAATGGCAAATTAAAATATCAGATGGTGAATTAATAACTGAACCATTAGAATTGGAAGATAAAAGAGAATATAAACTAAATAAAATACTAAAATGAAAACCTCAGAGAAATCTGAGGTTTTTTAATTATCTTCCAAAGTGTTTATTATCAAAATCTTCAAACTTTTTATAAAGTGAATCAAATCCTATTTTTACATTCATAAATTCATTAAGGTATTCTTGTAGTTCTTCTGAACGAGCATTTTTAAGACAACTTTCTAAAAGATTCATTTCATTTTTTATCTTGTTGAAATACTCACTGATAGCATACATAGAGTCATTGTTTATACCCTCTTCTAATCCTTCAATAGCTTCAATATTATCTTCGATTTCATCTGGACTTAAATCATCCATCTTACGAGTTGTGTTATTGAATTTATATCTTGAGTTAGCCATATTTTTTTGTTGGTCATCAGTATTAGGCTTGTTTTGTCTATCCATTTTCTTCAATTCTTCTTTTTCAGCATTAGGATTAGCTAAGAAGTCTTTGAAGTTAACTACTTTTCTATTTACATTGAATGTGGGTTGATTATCTTTATAAGTCATTTTATAGAACTACTTTTTTGTATATATTAATTATCAAATCTCATTTCTTCTATTTTAGAGAGCCGGTTTTTTATATATACTTATGATAAAAAAACAAAAATCAAAAAGAGTGTATAATAAAGATATGAGTAAATTAGTAACATTAAACGGAAATAATGACCAAGAACTTCTTAGTTCTATATTTGATAGTGAAATCGTTGTGTTTGAAGATATACAGGGGTCAAAAATATGGGTTAATTGGGATGGTAAAGAATTTACTATTAAACCAAAGTCAATGAGTAGTGAAAAACTTAATCTTGTTGATTTGGCTATTCAAAACTATTATAATCCAGGTATTAAATATTTAGAATCACTTGATACTAGAATTAAATCTTTATTGAATAAAAAATGGTGGTTTTGTTTTGAATATTTTCCGGATGAACAACCAGCTAATATTGAATATGATAGAGTTCCCAAAAATCATTTAGTTTTAACCGCTATTAATAAAGGTGGTAAATATGATTTCAGCGTAGAAGAGTTAGATGAGTATGCTAGATTGTTTGATGTTGATATGTTACCAATTGTTTTTCAAGGTAAATTAACTGAAAGAATGATTGAAGCTATTAAATACTTTATTAACACAAGTGAAGATGATTTGGAATATGTATTTGGTGAAAAATCATTTGCTTTCTTTTTCTATAAAATATTAAATCCAAGTTTAGTCAATTCATTCTTAATGAATGATGAAGATTATCAGGCAAATCTTGAAAAACTTATTGTAAGAACTAAAAAAGGTGACATTTCATTTGAAATATTAAATCCTTTATATAGAAGAATAAGTGATGGTAATTCAACAGAGTTTGTTGAAATTTATACTCTTATATTAGTTAACTTTTTAAACTTCTGTCAGTCATTTAATTTAGATGAGGTCAGGTTAAAAGGTGATAAAAGAGATGAGTCTTATATTTATTTAATGTCTAAATTATTCAATGTTTATGTTGCTGAAGTAAAACAAGATTTGTTAGACTTTGACTTTGTTGTTCCTGAGTTCTTTGATAAGGAAAAATTCAAAATCAATACAGAATTAATTCCCAATAAATTAACTAAAGATTATATCAAAGAGTCTGACAAGCTAGAATATATCTTCAAAGTTATTTTAGGTTCATTTAATAAGAAAAGAAAAAAAGCTATTGGTGTATTTACTGATAATACAGTTATATTATTTAACACATTTGTCAATGATATTAATGTTTATATTGAGAAGTATCTAAATAAAGTACATGAAGTTGAATTAACAAGAGCCGGTTTACTTGACTTTGGTGATTTCTTTGAGATTCAATATGACCAGGATGGTGAAGGTGATGTTTATCCTGATGTTTATTCAGAGTTTGAAAAAGGAACACCTGAGCAAAAGAAGAAAAGGGGTAAAGGTGGTAAAGGCTTACCAGTGCCAGAAGAAGGACCATCTAAAAATCCTACTAAATAATGAGAAGTGTTGAGGTTAAAGCTGAAGTGAGAGCTTTGATAGCCAATTGGACTCGTGAGTTGGCTCATGATTTAAATAGTTATCATGGCTTAGATATTGAAAGTGAATTTGTCAAACTTTTGAAAGAAGAGCTGCACAAAGAACGAATTTCTAAGAGAAAAAAATCTATTAATAAAATCTTCCAAAAATAGAAACATACACTTATATTTTCATATAATTTATATGACGGTTTCCAGTGTAATTAAGTTAAGTGATATAGAATCATACTCATCAATTAAGAAGAATTTAGAAGGTAAAAAATGTAGTTTACAATTTCTTCCAGCATCACTAGAACCAATCTCCAAACAAAAGAATTTTACTTATAAAGGTCAAAAGTTAAAATCATCTTATTTGATTGATATTATTCACAATTTAATACTAAAGTATTATTTTAAGAAAGATAATAGATTTCACCTAATGTCTCCTATTCTTAAAGAAAAGTACGGCTATCTTTATAACTATTATATGGACTTTCTTATAGAGAAAGGCATTTTAGTTTTACTAGCAAAACATCAAAAGGGTAAGAGTGCTAGAGTATATGCTATTAATGAATATATTTTAAGAGGTGCTATCATTCGATTTAATAATAGTGATAAAGTTTTACTGAAAAAGTATAAGGCAAAAGTAGCTCAGATTGAAGAAGATAAATTAGAGAACTCTTTAATTGATAATGACATCAAGATTAAATTAGTTAATGACTTATTTAAAATTCAAATTGAGTTTGATAGATCAATATTTTACTTAGACACATTAAAAAGTGATGATGTTGATATTTATAATAGAAATAAATATTCAGTAGAGTGTATTAATGATAAACACATATTCTATCACTTTGATAGTTATGGTCGTATGCACACTAACTTCACCATCCTAAAATCATTTATTAGAAAAAACTGTTTATTGATTAATGGCGAGGAAACAGCTGAGATTGATATTAAGAATTCTCAGCCTCTTTTTTTAACTAAATTAATACAAGACTCTGGTAGTAAATGGGTAATGCAAGACGAATTTGAACTGTTTAAGAGTCTTACAATAAACGGTACTTACTATAATTATATAATGGACCATATTAGCACAAAAGATAGAGGCATGGTTAAAGAATTAACATATAAAGTTCTCTTTGGTAGAAATGGCGTTAATAGCAAAGCTGATAAAATATTTAGTAGTTTATTTCCAACTATACATACTTTTATTAAGTTATATAAAAAAGAACATGGTGATTATAAAGTGTTGGCTTATGAATTACAGAAGTCTGAAAGTAATCTTATCTTCAATAAGATAATTAGACAAATAATGACACTTTATCCTGAAATAAATTTAGTCACCGTTCATGATAGCATTATTATGCAAAAGTCTTACAGAGATTCGGTTTGGGCTATATTCCAAACGAAACTTTATGAAGAATTTGGACTTATTTAGAAAAATTAATATAATATATAATTATATGAAACAATATCATTTAAAATCTAAAATTTCTAATGAATCATTTGCTAAATTTTTAGCATCATCTTTAGAAGAAGCCATTGAGTACTTTTCAAAATTAAAAAAATTATCTAAAAAAGACCTACTTAATATCTACACTGTTACAGATTAAGTATTATATTTTTAATATATACTTTATGACAGGATTAGAACATAAAGATGCTTCATTTATTCTATTATCATCTCCACGATTAGAGGATATGATATCTATTTTATACGCTAAAGAATATCAGGTATTACCTATTAAAGGTTATTATAAGGGTCAATACGAAGACTCAGTTATGGCTTATGGTCGTGTTGATAATGATACTTTAAGAAAAGATGTTATCTTCTTATTGAATCATTTTCACGAAGAGTGTGCTATTATTAAATACACAAATGAGACTAATGCTAAAAAGATATTTAGAGACGGTTCTGAGAAGCCTCTGGGTATTGTTATGTACAACACGGATTCTGATAATATGTCTTATTTACATAATGGTACGTCATTCTCATTTGTAGAATCTAAAAGATATTGGAAACCAACTAAGAAAGAAGATTTTAGAGTCGGAATGTTAGTTGAATATTTCAATAATAATAAGTGGTTTGAAAAACTTGTTGAAAACCCAAATGATGAATATGAAAAACTTTATAAATTACTTATAAAGTATGATAAAGTTAGAGTTGCCTCTAGATAATTTCAAACCAATTTATAATCTTATCCCAATTTGTTGTTTCTTTTAAGAAGTATCTCATATCATTTGGACAGTTTATTACGTTTAATCCATTCTCAGTTTTCTGAACATTTCTCATCATAATAATCTTATTAGATTTAATATAAGGTGATGGTATAACATTCATTCCGTTAATATTCCCAGTTACAACACCATCATTATTAGTCATCATTGCATTAGAAATCATAAGATATTTATAAGCATCTAAGCCAACTATAATAGTATTGGCTGGTCCTGTTCTACTAGTTGATGATATTAAATTACTAACCATCATTATTCTTGTAATAACTCTTCTTGATGTTGATGACTCATTTTCATAATCTGTTAGATTTGAATCCTTTTGAATAGAAACATTCAAATTTTGTGGAACAATCATAGGCTTAGATGTTATTGATTCTAATGTCATCATAACATCATTGTAGATGTCAAATAAATCTAAGTAGGTTTTACCTTGAACATTAATAGAATTAAGTTTAGGGGTTATAGTCATCATATAACTTTCGTTATCTAATGGATTTGAAAACGGTTCTCTATTCTTGAACTCTTCTACCTTATCATCTACAATAGCATCAATCACAAGCTCACGATTCTTTCTTTTTAATTCTCTTTGATATTCTTCATTGGGTACTTCATCCCAATCCATAAAAATCATTTGAGCTTGTGGTAAAGAAGGCTTTGTGGATTCTACATAGTTACAAATCTTTTCTAAATCTTTAGACGAAATTGTCATACTTATTCTTCATTCCAATTTTTGGCAATTGGTTAAGAATAACCTTTTGTAATTGAGACTTATCCATATTGGCTGTCTTATTAAGAATTTGTAGATTTCTTTGATACCATTTCATATCAGGTTGAACTCTTTCGTGATAAAGGTGGTAACACTTAGCTTGTAACTCAGTATAGTTTAATAGTTGTTTAACTTTTATTGATTGAAAGTCATCTTCACCGCCCCATCCAATAAAATCTTCATTCCAACCAGCAATTCTCATAATTGCTTCTTTTCTAAATAAACATATACCACCACAAAGAGGAACTTTTTGAATATCTGTTTCGCCTCTACCAGGTCTATTAATTTGTATCATTTGTTCAAATGGTAAAGTTGATTCTTGTTGATTTAAGTCAATTACCGTGTTATAAGGATTGACCATTTCATACTGACTCATAGAGTTCAAAGCAGTAATAAATTGATTAGGATCCATTATTAAGTCAGAATCACCAAATACTATTAAATTAGATTTTGAGTTTTTTATACCAACATTAAAAGCATGAGACTTGTTAAAAGGTAAGTCACATCTTGTGAAGATATGCTTTGCTCTAAGATTTAGATGATTTATTTTAGAGTGTTTATCTTGTTCTACGATAATAACTTCTACATTTCCAAAACCGTTAATCCAATCAAGAACTCTTCTTAAATTTTGTAATCTATCTGCACTGTGTTTATATGCTATGATATAGGTAAATGAATAATTTGACATTAATGAATATTATTTTTTATTTATATTAAATAGAATTTATTTGTTTAGTGTATATGTCATCTAATGTTACTTCAAAATATTCATTTTTATATAAATTAAATTCTGGACTTTTAACTTTTTTAGCTATAATAAATATATCATCTCCTCTTAATTTATCTGAGAATCCATTTTTATTACAAAAGTCGGATATTTTATTTACAAAGTCTGCGTGCCTTTCAGTTTCTATTGAGTAGTCGTTCCAAACATTTTTAGTATCAATTTCTAATATTTCAAAACCTGTAGATTTAAGAAATCTTTTTAACTCATTTATTGATAACTCTCTAGGATGTGGAGTAAAGAAATATGGATTTTCATAATTTAAAACTCTTAATATACTTAGATAAGTATTTATATTAGGTGTTGTTAAGAATAATAATCCGCCTTCTTTTAATATTCTATTCATTTCACATAGTAGATTAAATATTCCCAAATATCTAAAACTTGATATATATTCTAGATTATTAGAATCTCTATCCTTTAAATGCTCTATTACTTCCATACAGAATACAAAATCATATGAGTTAGATATACTTGGAAAATTTTCTCTTAGTTCAAAATTTGAAAGTTCAAATTTTATTGAATGTAACTTAGAAACTATTTTTGTAAAGTGACCATAGCTACCTATATCAATTATTGATTGGTCATCTTGAAGATACTTTTTTATAAAATTATATGATTCAATTAGTCTAGGTAGATGACCTTTTAGATAACTATTGCTTGATAATTCATTTTCAAAAATTTCTTCTATTTGATTTCTTCTATCCATTCTTTTATATTATTTTTTATATCTTCTTTATTTGATTTGTCTATAGTTGATAATTTTATTTTTATTTCATCAGTATTATCTTCTATATATTTTATCTTTTTTAATAAGTCGTTTTTGTTAAATGTATTCGGTGTGAATGATAACTCGGTCAAATTACTTTCTTCACAAAATTTATTTGTTTTCCTACTTAAACCAATGTTTATAAATGGTATATTACATATAGTTGAAAATATTATACCATGATATTTCATCGTTATTATTATATCCATTTGTTGAATTAAATCCATAGTTCTTAAAGGACATTTGGTTTCTTTTAGTAATGTGGTTTTGTGTCCGTTTTCCATTCTTGTTTGAATATCTAAATTCATCTTTTCATCATATGAGTAATAATGTTCTGATAAAGCTATAAAATAAATTTTATAATTTTTTGATAAAGTTTCAAGTGATTCTGCCAATTCCCATTTAAAAAACTCATTATAATTAAATTCTTTAGAATTTCTATTTACTACACTTGGGTTTACATTGTCTGTTAATAATATTCCAATTTTTGGCAAATCTGATTCTAGTTTTTCTTTAATTTCATTTGGCTTTTCTAAATAAAAAACAATATCTGGTGTATATTTTGATTCAATATCTATACTTTTGAAAATTTCAACATCTTCTTTATTTCTTGTATATACTTTAGATATATTTTTTTCTTTTAATAATAAAGACTCAACCTCATAACCTAGTCCAACTCCTAGACACATAAGTTTTTTATCATTTGGTATGGATTCAAGATAAAAGTTTTTTACTACATCTCCTCCACCTAAGATATAATGATCACAATCTGGTATTATTTCTTGAGTTGTATAAAAAATTTCATTATTCTTAAAAATATCATTAAATACATACTTAAATGACTCATCTCCGCAATTATTTTTATCATACCACCCGATAATATTTATTTTCATATAGTAACTTCTTTTATTTTATGAGAATTATTAGAGTTTATTAAATTATCTAGTAAAATCTCTTTATCAATTATTACCACGCTGCAATTTGTGTCGGCTTCTCCATAATAAACATGTAGTTCATCATCTTTGACATCAACTGAAAAGGCATATAAAACATTAGGATATTTACCCATCATTTTTTCAGACTCTAGAATAGGATTTTTAGTCATAAATACTGGTATAAAATCGTTATCTAATAACATACAACCTTGTACATACTTATATCCGTTGACTTTTGTATGAAATAGTAAAATATAATAATCATCATTTAATCTTTTTAAATTTGTACTTATACAATACTTCATTCCACATGTATTAACATTCCACTTGTAATCAAACTTTTTATCTATAACCTTTACAAAATCATCATTAACTTTTTTATATATCAAAAATGGATCTAATGAGTAAATAAAAAACAAATGATTATCTTCAGAGAAGAAAGACCAATTTTTTTCTATGTTGTAACTACTTTCTAGTTTTATTGAACCTTTATTTATAATAGATTCATTTTCAATATCAATTTCTGATAAATTTACTGATATAAAAACTCCAGGTTTTGTACATATATTCATGTTGGGCCATGAGTCTTCACCTTTGTAATTGTAGTTTGGATTAATTAAACTGTGATTTGATATTATTTTTCCTTGATATTCAAAAACTCTAAAATCTTCATATCTCATTAGTATTGGAAATTTATTCATTTTAAAAACTCCAAAGTCTAAAATATTAAAATTATCATCTATTTGAAAGTACATTGGATTTACTAGATTATTCCAATAATTTTCATATATTCCAAGATATGAATCAAAGTTTTTTTCACATCTAGTTATAATGTATTTTTTATCTTTTATATAAAATAAACCAGGATTGTAAATGCCTCCGTTTTTTAAATTAAATTCTTTAGTTGAAACGATTCTGATATTTTTTTTAACCATTCCTTCAAATCTGCAAATATCATTTGATAGAACATGTGGTAATTTTAGTTCTTTATTAATAAATTTTTCTGTTATTCTTCCTGACCAGTTTTGATTTGTTTCGCCTAAATGAATTACATATGTGTTTAGCTCTTTTTTAATTTTAAATCTATCTCTGAATTCTAAATCACTATAGCTTGCATCTGTATAATCTTCAGAGTAAAAGAATTTTTTATTTGATTGACAATTTGCGTTAAATAATTGAAAATAGCCATATCCTTTCGACCTTTCCATTTTACCAACATCTTCGCCATTTTTCCATTTTATAAAATCTTCTCCATTTTTAATTATTAGCCTTTTGCAGGTTATAAGAGTGTTAATATCCATATTTGAGTTTAGTAAATCTTTGAAGTCAGATTGTAAATAAATATCAGCATCTAATAGCAATATCCAATCTGGATTCTGAATAGATTTAAGACCTTCATTTATAGCTTTTCCTTTATTGAAAAAGGCATTATCTTCATACATTCTTTCAGTAACTATACAATTTACTTCAAAACCTTTGCATATTTCTTGACAAATAGTATCATTAGGTGATGTGACAACAGTTACATTAAATAAACTTGGTATACTTTCAAGTGTTATTGGTAAAACGTCATTATAATCAACTGAAACTATTATAACATTTACTTTAATTTGACTTTTTGATAGTTTTTTTATAGAAACTATATTATTTAATTTAGTATCTATTTTTTTGATTTCTTCTGTCCAAATTTGTTTTCTATTCACGGATATTTTATTATTGTTCGTGGTTATTTTGAATATTTCTTCAATAGTATTTCCTATTATTTTTTCATTTCTATTGAAAATAAAACAATCATTTCCAATTTTATTAACTGAATTTATAGGTCTTTCTAAGTTAATTAAAGAGTTATTAAATTTTATAAATGGATTTGAAAATATAAAAATATCCTCATTTGTAATTAATTTGCAATATTCAATTATGTCTTTATCAGTATAACCATTTTTAATTATTAATTTAACTTTACTATTTTTGGGTAATATAATATTTGAGTTGTTATAAAAAACTATTATATTTGTTATAAAACTAATGTCTATATTGTGTTTAATACATTCAATTAAATCTTTTTGAAATGTTTCATTTGCAAATGGTGTGACTTTATTAATAAGAATCATATAAAATTATATATAAAAAAATGTTCTTTTTGTAAAATGAAGAAAAAAGTAGGAAGAAGTGAAAATATTTCTTTTCCTGAACTAAAAATAGGAGATATAAAAGCTAAAGTTGATACCGGTGCTTATGGCGTTGCATTGCATGTTGATGGTATTAGACATGAAAAAGGCATTTTATATTTTACAATAGACACTGACGAGTTTTCTTATGATAAGTTTAAGATGATTAGTGTTAAAAATTCATTTGGTGAAGTTCAAAAAAGATTTTCAATTTTGACTAAAATAATAATAGGTGATTCAATATATAAATTTTATGTATCTTTAGCAGATAGAAAAAATATGAAATATCCTGTTTTAATAGGTAGAAGATTTCTTTATAAATTCAACTATTTAGTTGATGTGACAAAAAATAATATAAATGATAGAAATAAAAAGGTGTAATTATATCACCGGTAACCCTTCAGATGTTTCTTACGCTGTTAAGAAAATAGTTGACTTCTTAGATATGGAGGGTAGAAATCCTGTCTTATTTTGTAAACCAAAAAATTCAAATTCAACGGCTACTACTTTAAAATATTTAATGGAGCCTAAAATAAATTTTAATAATATTGAAGATTTTACCGAGCTATTAAATAACAAAGGTAATTTATTTAGAGTTGATTTATTAGTATTTGATTTTTGGCATTTAAGTGTTTCTTCAATAATAGAATATAAACAAGTTATTGATAAATTAAACATTGATTATATTATACTAGCCAAAGAGTACCATTATAAATCTTCAGAAGATGTAACTGATTATCACGTTAAAATTGGATCAAGAGATATTTATCATAATGAGTATTTAATCACTGATAAAATATCAGGATGGTCTTCTAACTTAGAAAATTTATCAAAGTCTTACATTCGTAATAAAAAAATTGATGACATTTTCAATAAAAATGCTGAATAATTTGTAAATTGTTGATAAGTTATGTATATTTGTCAAATACACATATAATTATACATTAATGAGAATAAGAAGAAAGTTTCTACAACTTACACGATACACATATCCATATGGCACTGAAGGATTTTTACAATCCTATTTACCAGTTGGATATAAAAAAGATGCCTATGGTAACTACTATTATCTAATAGGTGAAAGTCCAACAACTATGTTTACTTGTCACTTAGACACAGCTTGTTCTAAACAAGTAAAAGTAAATCATGTTCAAACTCAAAATATAATCAAAACTGATGGCTCTTCTATTTTAGGAGCTGATGATAAAGCCGGTATGGTAGTTGTTCTTAATATGATTGAGAATAAAGTTCCTGGTCTTTATTACTTTTTCATTGGTGAAGAAGTTGGTTGTATTGGTTCTGGAAAATTAGCCCAAAATTGGGTAAATAGTGAATTCAGTTATACCATTTCAAAAGTTGTTTCATTTGATAGAAGAAGTGATTGTTCTGTTATTACACACCAGTGGTATGGTCGTTGTTGCTCAGATGAATTTGCTGATGAATTATCTTTTAGATTAAATGGAACCGGTCAAAGGTTAAAATTAGAACCAGATGATACTGGTGTTTTAACAGACTCTGCTCAATTTATGGATATTGTACCAGAGTGTACTAATATTTCTGTTGGTTATATGCATGAGCACACAACAAGTGAATATCAAAATATTGACTTCTTGCAAAGACTTTGTAAAGCGGTTTGTTTAATTGATTGGGAAACACTTCCAGTTGAAAGAAATCCTTATGACCTTTCAAATGATGATGATGATTTTGAAGATGATATAGAGTTAGATGTTGAAGGTTATTCTGAAGAATATTACTCATACTTCTCAATTGATGGTAAAACAAAGAAAATGTATATTGCTACTGATTTGATAAAAAAAGAATCTGAAATAATAAGAAACTGGTTGATATACAATGGTTATAGTGAGTATTATGATATGACTTGGAACGGACACAAGTGTTATGTTCAGAATGGAACAGGTTGTTATGACTTTGTTGGCTCAAGAACAGACCTTATGGAAATGATATCTGATTTATGTTCAGTACCTTTGAACAAACTTAAAGAAAAGTTGACTACTATAAATGATTTAGTATTCTAATAAAAAAAGAGAACTTTAAGTTCTCTTTTTTTTATCCTAATATCAAACCAGGCGTTTTATATTGTTTTTGAGATACAATCTCTAACATTTGATTAGTTGATAGCTCTTTTGGATTCCAACCTTTGTCTTTAGAGTATTCGTGTAAAAACTTTTCTCTTAGCATGTTTATTTCTTTTTGAGATAAACTTGAATTTTTAATTAATTCTGAATCTTTCATAATTTTATTTAATTTTTATAATAAAAATAGGTATATAAATATTTGAGCTAAAAAGCCAATAGCCATACCTAATGTTCTTTTTTTATATGTAGTTAATGGTGTAAATCTTGGAAATGTTTTAGATTCATCTTTCCATCCTTTTGGATAAGATCTTCCGTCTAGTTTGTTTCTTGTATAGTAATAAGTTCCGTTGTGAAAAAAATTAAACATTAAGAACATACAAGCCAAACAAAGTAGTGAAAACCAACCAAGTGTATGTACCATAAAGCCACCCGTTATTATCATAACTAAAACTCTTTGTAGGTTAAAGATAGGATTTATATCAAAATCACATACTCTTCTGCTGTTATTTTCATAGTGCCAATAGAAACCTTCTCTTAATCCTTCGGTTAGTGCGTAACCAACCCAGACTAGATTTGTTAATATAAGTGTAGTTAATACCATATTTTTATTATTTATTGTATATATAAAATTTTATTTGTATCTTTGTGACATGTTAGAAATTAAAGGCATATTAGAATTTGACCCAGTTAACGTCACTAAAAAGCATAATAAACAAGCTTCTTGGAAGAAAACTGCTATGGTTAGATTTGATTGTGACCTTTGGGCTTACTACTCTTGGTTCTTAGAAAAAAGATTCAACTTGAAGTTAAACAAACCTTTAAGAGGAACTCACTTAACTATCATCAACGATAGATTTGAATCTGATGAATTATATGCTCAAGCTCGTCAACTATTTCACGGTAAAGAAATTGTTGTAAAATACGATCCTTCTTTAATTCGTGCTAATGATAAAGGTCACTGGTGGATTAATGCTGATAGTGATGATGCTAGAAACATCAGAAGTGTTATTGGATTGGATCCTAATCCTTACTTTGGTTTCCACATCACTGTTGGTTTGGCAACTCACTTACAATTAGAACACTCTAAATATATCTTAGACCAATGTATAAGATTCAACCTGTAATAGAACCACACTTACACACAACGGTTGCTTACACAGAACTTAATTTGAAACGATAAATTTTAAAAATATGAATAAAGATAATTTGAAAAACGAAAAGCAATGTGCTATACACGATGTTATAGTGAGTGAAAATTATTCAGACAAAATTAATACAAATAAAAAAGTAAGATTTACCTCTGATAGAGGTAAGCATAAATACGATGATTTTTATATGACTGAAATAGTTTTTGAAAATGATGAAGTTTGTTTATGTAAATCTGATATAAATGAATTAATTTTGTTTGATAAATTTACAAAACAAGTGCTTACTGATAATGTTAGTTATGGAAATTATTATGCAGAGACCTTTGAATAATTTTAATTCACTATAACGGTTCGCAAGTATGGGTAGTTTGCTCATCAAAATTAGTATAAACTTTAATTAAAATACAAATATTATGAATACAGAAAATGTTAAATCGGAGAATAGCAAATTACCTATACTTGCTGTTATACATAGTTATTTAGAAAAACCAAAATTTAGAGCAATAGTTTTATTACCACCACTAACGTTATGCGTTATAGGTGCTATTGTTGCATTCGCACACGCTTATTCAAATTTTGGTTTTGCGATTTCCTCTTTTGTTCAATGGACATTCATTGGAAGTGCAATATGGTTATTGTTAAGTATGTGGTTAGTTTTATGGAGTGATTACAAAAGAGGAAAAAATAATTTTGTATAACGGTTGGGTATATGTGAAGTACCTTACCACAGAACTTAATAATTTAGTATAAACTTTATGAGGTATTTCACATATACCTTGTTATAAAATCGTAAAAATATTATGGTAATATTAGGATTATTTATTTGGATGTTAGTGGGAATTTCTATTATAAAAATATATTCAAATTTTAATATATTTATAGTAGATACAAATGTAAAAAGTTATAGATTAAGATGTTGGCTAATGATGTCGTTTTTGGGTATTTTGAATATATTTTTAGTACCTATAATATGGAAAGGAATTAAATAATATTTTTATGTTTTATAACG